AGAATATCGTAAAAGAACCACTGATTCCAGCAGATAAGAATGGATATTTTCGCATCTCATTAGAAAACGAAACTCATAAACAAGATGTTCATGTAGATCCATCTTGGGAATGGGGTGCAGTGATTTATATGTCAGCACCAGAAGATTGTGTAGATGAAGGTGGCACATCATTTTGGAAACATAATACTCTTCAGTCAGAAAACATTCCAAAGACTGACGAAGAGGCACAGTTTTATGGATATCCAACTTATAAAGAATGTTGGTGGACGACTGTATATGGCGATGGACTTGACAGAAACAAATGGACTCGTTACTTTCTGTGCCCGATGAGGTATAATAGACTAGTATTGTTTCGCACTCATCTGTGGCATTCTCATAATTTCAACTTTGGTAATACATTAGAAAACGGTAGATTAGTTCAGTTATTTTTCTTCAATCCAGTCAAGGAGTGGTAATGAAACATAAGGTTTATATCTCTGGCACTGGACGATGTGGAACAACATTTCTGGTGATTATTCTTTCTTATCTTGGTCTTGATACTGGATACACAAGACAAACATTTTCCAATTACATCTATCAAAACTGTAATTCTGGACTTGATAAACAATGGGATGATGCTCCTTATATTCTCAAGTCTCCTGCATTTCTCAATCAAATGGATAGGATTCTTTCATCATTCATTATTGATTATATGATTATTCCAGTAAGAAAGTTTGAGGATTCTGCAAGATCCAGAGCATTTCATAATCAACAACCAGGAGGATTATGGGAAGCAAAAAACTATGAAGAACAACTTTCATTCTTCCATAAGATATTTGAGAACTATAAAAAACTAGAGAAACAACATCATATACCAACAATCTATCTAGATTTTGATAAAATGATATCATCACCAGAATATCTTTATGAAAATCTAAAACCAATTCTCAACGATACCACTTTTACACAATTCACAGAAGCATTTGAGTTTGCAACAAATCATCAAAGAAGAAAGAAAAATGTTTAGTGCCTATTATGTTCCAAAGTTTCCAGTTTCTTATATTACTGATGATGGAAGAGACCAGTGGATCAACAATCCAAATCACATAAGACATCAATGTGGATTTTTGCAGGCAATTCTAGAGCACATAGATAATACAAATCACATTGATCCAATAAGAATTACAATTCCAGTAGAAGGTCAAGTTCAGGCAGGACCAGCAGGAACATTAAGACTTTATGCTCTTACACATTTGAGAGGTTATACACATATTCCTGCAATTGTATCTACTCAAAAGTATTATGATTGGTTTGGTGAAGATGTGGTAAAAATCACAGATAAAGAACAAATAAGATCTTATCTTTTATTAGAACCAGCAGATTATAAAATTGAACCAGATGGAAAAGTTTGGTGGCACAATCAAAATCCAAATGAAAAACAAATGAGAGAAACTTATAAAGTATCACCTGAAACGATTGATAAACTCTTGAAGTGCATATGAAAACTTATCATTTTATGGCAGGACTTCCACGATCTGGAAGCACATTACTCAAAAGTATTCTAGATCAAAATCCAAACATACACGCAAATCCAGTCAGTCCTGTGATGGAATTGATGTATCATACAGAGGAATACTTGAAGCAGAGCGAGCAATATCTAGGATATCCAAAACCACAGAATGCTTATAAGATTATCAGTAGTTTTATAGAGAATTATTATTACGAAAGAGAAGAAGATATTATTATCGATCATTGCCGTGCTTGGCCGAATAATATTGAAAGAATCAAAACTTATATCACACCCAATCCCAAGATCATTTGCCCTGTAAGAGACATCGCAGAAATCTTGACATCGTTTATTACAATGGTGCATCGCAATGACGACCAAGTTTCATTTATAGATCAACACCTGATTGAGAAAGGTGTCACTGTAGATGATGATAATCGTTGTCAGTATTTGATGAGTGATGATGGGATTGTAGAGCAAGCACTGTGGGCACAAAGTCAGGCATTTATTAAGAATGACACAAGACACTTACTGATGGTTGAATATAATGACTTAGTGAATACTCCCGATGAAACGATGAGAAGGATTTATGACTTCTTAGAGATGGATTATTATGATCATAACTTTAAGAATGTGGAAAATAATCATCGTGAAAATGACGATCAATGGTATCTCAAGGATATGCACTATGTAAGAAAAGAAGTGAAGAAGACCTCTAAGAAACCAGAAGATGTGTTGTCTCCATACATTCTAAATAAGTATAAGCAACTGGAATACTGGAAGTATCCTGAGAGTCCTTATTTAAAAAATGGCAATAACTAACAGAAGAGGAATATTCGCACTTTTAGATGTAAGAGAACGACAGGCAACAGGAAACTGGTCTGTGAAGAGTGATGTGTGGTTAACTCCAAGTCCTTATATTGCAAGTGTAACTCAATATCAAACTGGGTATTTTGGTGCCGGTAATCCCACATTATCATCAGTAGAGCGCATAGATTATTCTAATGATACTGTAACGGCAACTACAGTAGGTTCATTACACTATGGTGGAAGAATTTCTATTGCAACAGGAAATCAGTCTTATGGTTATTTTAATGCAGGATATCCTGGATATACACAAACTAGAATATCTAGAATTGATTACTCTAATGATACCGCAACGGCAACTCCAGTAGGAAATCTCACTAATGGAAGAGTTGGTGGTGCTGCAGCAAGTAATAGTAATTATGGTTGGTTTGGTGGTGGTTACACTCCTGGATCAACATCATCAGTAAATCGTATTGATTATGCAAATGATCTTTCAAATGCGTCCCCTAGAGGACCATTGAGTTATGCTAGATCTGTTTTAGCAGCAACGGGCAATCCGTCATATGGTTATTTTGGTGGTGGGGGATATACCAGTCCTATTACATCAGTAGTAGACCGTATTGATTACTCTAATGATACTACTACTGCATCACCTAAAGGACCATTGAGTGTTGCTAGGTTTAGAATAGCCGCAACAGGTAATGCTTCTTATGGTTATTTTGGAGGTAGTCCTGCTACAGTAGACCGCATAGATTACTCTAATGACACTGCAACGGCATCACCTAAGGGTCCATTAAGTGCTGCTAGATATAATTTAGCAGCAACAGGTAATGCTTCTTATGGTTACTTTGGTGGTGGTAGTACTTCATTAGTAGACCGTATTGATTACTCCAATGATACCGCAACAGCATCAGTAAGAGGACCACTGACTGCTTCTAGACTTTACCACGCAGCATCAAGTTCTGTAGAAAATGGACTCCCATCATCAGTATTCACACCAGCACCACCAGGAGGACTCACAAACTTTGGAACTGGTGCTACAGTAACTCCACAAACTGGGTATTTTGGTGGTGGTGGTACTCCTTCTTTAGTATCAACAGTAGACCGTATAAATTACTCCAATGATACTGCAACGGCATCACCTAAAGGACCATTGAGTGTTGCTAGAGATCGTTTGGCGGCAACAGGTAATAGTTCTTATGGATACTTTGGTGGTGGTTATGTTACATTCTCAACAGTAGACCGTATAGATTACTCTAATGATACCGCAACAGCATCACCTAAGGGACCGCTTGATACCACAAGAAGAAATTTAGCAGCAACAGGTAACAGTTCTTTTGGTTACTTTGGTGGAGATTTCCCATCTAAATCTATAGTATCTCGTGTAGATTACTCTAATGACACCGCAACAGCATCACCTAAAGGACCATTAAGTGCTGCTAGATATGGTTTAGCAGCAACAGGAAATAGTTCTTTTGGTTACTTTGGTGGTGGATCTCCTAATATCGGACAGTCAACAGTAGACCGTATAGATTACTCTAACGATACAGCAACAGCATCTCCAAAGGGACCATTAAGTGCTGCTAGAAGAAATTTAGCAGCAACAGGTAATAGTTCCTTTGGTTACTTTGGTGGTGGTTTTCCCGGTCCAAAATCAATAGTAGACCGCATAGATTACTCTAATGATACAGCAACAGCATCACCGAAAGGACCATTGAGTGTTGTTGTAAATGGACGAGGAGCAACAGGTAATAGTTCATTTGGTTACTTTGGTGGAGGTGATCCTGAAACATCAGTAGTAGACCGTATAGATTACTCCAATGATACTGCTACAGCATCACCAAAGGGACCATTGAGTCTTGCTAGAAGATTTTTAGCAGCAACCTCAGCAAGAGCAAATGGACTTCCAGCAGTTGATTCCACACTCCCACCAGCAAACTCACCAGTCCAAAACTTCCCAGTCACACTCTTTGGTTACTTTGGTGGAAGTTATTCGCCAAATCTATCATCAATAGACCGTATAGATTACTCTAATGATACAGCAACAGCATCACCTAAAGGACCATTAAGTTCTGCTAGATATGCTTTAGCAGCAACAGGTAATAGTTCCTTTGGTTACTTTGGTGGAGGTAGTCCTGGCGGTGTATCAACAGTAGACCGTATAGATTACTCAAACGACACAGCAACAGCATCAGCAAAAGGACCATTAAGTCTTGCAAGAAGATACTTAGCAGCAACAGGTAATAGTTCTTATGGTTACTTTGGTGGTGGATTTCCTGCATTATCAACAGTAGACAGAATTGATTACTCTAATGACACAGCAACAGCATCACCTAAAGGACCATTGAGTGCTAATAAAGTATTTTTAGCAGCAACAGGTAATAGTTCCTTTGGTTACTTTGGTGGTGGTAATCCTGGTCCAAGATCAACAGTAGACCGTATAGATTACTCTAACGACACCGTAACAGCACCAGCAAAAGGACCATTAAGTGCTGCTAGATCTTACTTAGCAGCAACGGGCAATAGTTCATTTGGTTACTTTGGTGGTGGTTATGGTCCTTCAAGTTATAGATCAGTAGTAGATCGTATAGATTACTCTAATGACACAACAACAGCATCACCTAAAGGACCATTGAGTGCTGCTAGATATCTTTTAGCAGCAACGGGCAATAGTTCCTTTGGGTATTTTGGTGGTGGAATTTTTCCTGCCACAGTATCAACAGTAGACCGTATAGATTACTCTAACGACACAACAACAGCATCACCAAAAGGACCATTGAGTGTTGGTAGAAATAGATTCACGGCAACTTCAGCAGCAGCAAACGGACTACCACAATAAATACTCAAAACAACCTAGATTATGATTGAAAATCCCTTATCATATATTCTCATTCGTCCTAATGTCATTAATCCAGAAGGTCTTCAAGAATTAGTAACTCATATCAAATCTTCACCAGCAGAAGATTTATCAGTCTTTGATCCAGACAAAACTAATGCAACTGGAAAAACATCCTGGATTGTAGATAAACAAACTAGAGATACTCAAATTGTTCCTATGGGTCCTCTATATCCAAAGATTGAAGACTTATTTCGTAATACAGTCAAAAATATCATCAATCCTTTCTATCAGGTAGAAGTGGATAGTAGTGAAATACCACAAGTACTTTCTTATGGTATTGGAGGTCATTATCGTCCTCATATTGATGGTAGGTCCTTATGGATTGCTCCTAATGGTGATAGAATCTGGAGACGGAGCACTGATAGAGATTTAAGTTGTGTTTTTTTCTTGTCAACTGCAGGAAAGGATTTTGATGGTGGAAATTTTGTATTTCCCGATATTGGCATAGAAATACCTCCAAAGGCAGGAACTCTTATATGTTTTCCATCAGATCAAAATTATCTTCACGGTGTAAAGAAAGTAGAAAGAATTCTAGATGGTAATGGAAATCCAGTGGGTCCAAATGATAGAAATGGTATTGGAAGATTTGCTATTGTAACTTGGATGAAAGTCAAAGGAGAACAGACAAAAGAAGAAGAAGACCAAGAACTTTTAAGAAGATATGGAGTCAATTAAACATAAATAAAGGTGCCTGGATTTGGTAGCACATTTCAGGTTGGAGAGGTTTAAACCTCTCCTTTTTAATGTTTAGTTTTATAAATATTAATGCTACCAAATCTAATATAGGCAGATGAATTATCTAAAAATTTATTGCAACTTAATGCGTAAGGCAGAGAAGAGAAACCTTACAAAAAAAGAAGCAAAGGAAAAAAAGATTTATGTGGAAGGACATCATATATTTCCAAAAAGCATTTATGGAAATAATAAAAGAATAGTATATTTAACTGGAAGAGAACATTATATCGCACACGCCATTTTAGAAAAAGTATTCATACAGAGATATGGATTAAAGCATATAAAAACCATTAAAATGACACACGCTCACTGTAGAATGATAGGAAATGGGACTTATATAAATGCAAGACTTTATGAAAGTGCCAGAAAAAGACAGATTGATAATTGGAGAAATATAAAGAAGAAAAAAGAAAGTATAGAAAAACAAAGACAATCTATTCTTGGTAGATTTTGGTGGACTGATGGAAAAAATGCTAAATTGTCTTATGAATGTCCCGGTGATGGATGGTATAAGGGGAGAAAGGATAAACAAAAATTAAAAAAGAAATTAAAAAAGAAAAAAATAGATGTTCCTTCAGTGTGGTGGACTAATGGTATACAAAATAAAAAACAAAAAAAATTTCCAGGAGAAGGTTGGTATAAAGGTAAGACTGATTTTAGTAAGAAAAATACTAAGTGGTGGAATAATGGATATAGACAAAAATTAAGTCACTCTTCTCCTGGTGGGGGGTGGAAATTGGGACAACTCGAATCAAAAAGGAATTGGTGGAATGATGGAGTCAATAATAAGATGGCAAAAAAATGTCCTGGTGATGGTTGGGTATTGGGAATGCTTCCCACTGAGAATATGATAGGAAAAAAATTGTGGAACAACGGAAAAGTGCAAGTTAAATCTAATGAATGTCCCGGAGAAGAATTTTCTTTAGGTTCTTTACAACTTCTTAATAAAAATCGTTGTTGGTGGACTAATGGAATAGACTCTATAAGATCAAAAAATTGTCCTGGAGAAGGTTGGTACAGGGGACATAGTATTAAAATTGAAAATAGATGCACTTCTAAGGGGACAATGTGGTGGAATGATGGTAATAAAAATATTCGTGCAAAAGAATGTCCTGGAGATAATTGGAAAAGAGGAATGTTAAGATAATGGATGAGGTTAATCAACAACTGTCACGAGAGTATGGTGTCCCAGTCATATAAATAATCACAAACACTTATAGACAAATGCAATATCTCAAGCACTATTGGATTCACGCACACTCTGGCACTTATTGCTGTGAGGACAATCCTGTTGAAAAAAGACATCCAGAAAAGGAATTTCCTGGTCTTGATGTAAGAATCTGGATGCACGATGAGAATGGAATTGATGTATGTCTTTCCAGAGTTCCTGATGGTGTTACAATTACTGATGTAATTGACGATCATAATGGCAAAAAGGTCGTGCAAAAACTGACCGAAGCAGAATTCAATTCAGTTCAAACTCCACTTACTGAGTCACAAACACTTCGTCAGGAAGCACAACAAGAGACTGATGAAGTTCTCAAGGCAGAAAAAGAGGCAGCAGCAGATTCTAAGTTTGAAGAAGCAAGACAGGCACTTTTTGCTCTTTGAGACACTTCAAAAACTGGCACACCATAACCCCACAGTGACCCTGTGGGGTTTTATAGTAGGTACATCAGCAACCAAAGGATGTATTCAAGTTTAGACCGACTGATTTTCGTTGGTTCATTTATGATTCTAATGAACTGGGGAGTTCGTCTTACTAATTCAATCCTGAATTCTTTATTCTAATGCACTGGTTAGACATCACAGGATACAATGCTCGTAAGAGAAGAGTAGAATCTGTTGTAGGGTGGTTCTTAGACACTTACCTTCCCAGACATCACATAACCATTGAAATCCTTCACAGAGGACTTCGTAGGGAGGAATCTTATGGTTATTGTTCAGTCTCTGGGGACATTTATAGACCCCGTGAGTTTCTTATTGAAATTGATCCCAAACTTGATCTGGAACTTTACACTAAGACCATCATACATGAGTTGATTCATCTTCGTCAATGGGTTCAAGGAACACTTAAAGAACGCAGAGGAAAGATGTATTATAAGAACATCAATTGTGATGATCTTGATTACTGGGAACTTCCTCATGAGATTGAATCTCACTCACTTGAACAAATGTATTATGAGGACTACTTGACAGATACCCATCAAACCGTTTAGAATACCTTTGTTGGGTTTGAAGATAAAACTCTAAGATCTTAAAGACATTATGAAACTTATCGAACTCACACATTCCTTTCAGTATCGTTGCACCGAAGATTTTAAGCATCAACTTGCATCTTCAGGATCTCTGCAGAATCTTACGAAGATGATTGCTGAACAGTCGAATACAATGAATCCTGACCAATATGACCCATTGAAGTATCGTGGTGATGCTTTTGAATGGTTTGCTGAGTTCTTTTTTAAGTTCTTTGATGGTGATAATTTGTTTTTGAATATGACTGATTATAAACCAACAAAAGCATCTGGTGATTATGGTGTAGATGGAGTTGCAAGATATACTAAAGATCTAAGTAAAGTTGTATGTTTGCAGCATAAGTTTAAATCAAATCGTTCAAAGAAATTATCATCCAAAGAAGATAATCTTTCTAATTTTGGTGTGAATGCAGTAACCAAATATTCTTGTGAGATTGATAAAAAATATCTGATCGTATTCACCAATGCATCAGGTATTGAACGTACTACTAGTGAAGGAATCTTTGGTGGATGTATTACTTGTATCAATGGAGAAATGATTTCAAGGTATATTGATACTAATCAAGCATTCTGGGATTGCTTTGTAAGGTCAGTTCCTAGGCTGTCCACCTGACCTTACGAAACCCCTCTTTTGCTGCTATAATACATTCATAGTTTAAAACACCAATGACTGCTACTCTTTCTGGTCCTTCGATTGCTGATCGTAAAAATCGTATTCGGGAAAAATTCAAAGCAGAAAATCATCAACCTGTTCCTGATAAACTGATTGAAAAAATTATTTTGGGGATAAATACTGAGTCTGAAGTTCTACTGGTTGATGCTGGGTGTGTGATTGCACTCTCACTTATTGAGAAAGGACATAATCCAGATAAAATTTTTGTTGCAGAAAACTCTGATGGAGAATATATCAGGGTTGCAGAAAGACTTTCTGAAATTTATGGATTTCATCATATTCAAATTAATGCTGATAAAATGTCTCCGATTATGAAGTTTGATTATACTCTTGCAAATCCTCCTTTTAAGGGACAACTTCATTTGGAATTTCTTCAAAATGCATTGAAGACGTCTAAAAATGTAAGATTTATACATCCGTCTGGGTGGTTGTATCGCAATAATACTAAATTGGAATCCGACGTTAAAAAAATGTTGGAAAATCGCCTTGTAAAGTTAACATTGTTTAATGGTAACTCAGTTTTTGAAGGAATGGAATTTCAATCTCCACTTGTAATTACTGAAGCATCTGAGAAATCAGACTCTTTTATTCTAGAGTACAAAACAAATGGTAATCAGTACAAACTGAATAGTATGAATGATCTTCCCTGTGGTTATTGGGAACCAACTCAAATTAACTTGGAACTAAAAGACTTCATTTATCAAGAAGCATCAAAACAAAGTCTTTATTCACTTTTTGGAACTCATAGTGGAGGTTCATATCTGAATATTAATGAGGTTGTTGGACACCATTCTAAGGATTCTTCTTCCTTTTTTATGAGTGACTTTTATACTTTCTTCTACAGAAATAGTGATATGAATGGTTCTGCAATTCGGGAGAAAGTTGTTAATCTCAACACCGATCAAGAAAGAGATTATCTAGTTTCTTATCTGAAAACAAAATTTGCAAGATTTGCTCTTGCTTTGAATAAAGTAAACAGTTGGAACATTAGTAAAAGGTATCTGGAGGCAGTTCCGATTCCTTCTCTTGATCGGGATTGGGATGATGATTCTGTTAAAGAATTCTATAAACTAACTGAAGATCAGTGGAATTCGATTAACTCTTTCATTCCCGATTATTATCTGTGACAGACTGAGCACTGTCCACTCTAGCACCCTGGACCTACTCTGGGGTGCTATAATGTATTCATACAAAACAACTCCAATGCAAACCACCATCGTCCCCTATCTCTATCAGGATCGTATTCTTCAAGCAAAACGAGAGAATACAAAAGGTATTCTTGTTGCTGGCACTGGTGCAGGCAAATCCTATACAATGGGTTGGAGTATTCAAGAAAGAATTGCTGCAGGAGATTCTGTCATTGTTGTAGTTGCTCCTCGTATTCTTCTTGCACAGCAATTGTTTAAGTCCATTGATTCTCTGATTGGAAAAACCGCAACATTTCAACACGGATTTGTATACAGTGGCGAAGCAATTCAACGTGAAGAAAAGGAATTGACATCTGAACAGATTCTTGATGCTCATTTCTCCACCACATCTGTTCACGACATTCAAGAAGAAAAGGAACGTGCAGATCGTCTTAATGTTCCTTTGATTCTGATGACCACCTATCACTCACTTGAACGTGTGATTGAAAGTGGTATCCGTATTGATACTGCTTATCTTGATGAAGTACATAATGCTGTATCACTTGAATTCAGTAAGTCCGTAAGACAACTGAGCCAAATTGCAGAGCGTATGTATTCATACACTGCAACTCCAAAAAAGACTGATTCTGTAAAGGGTCGTGGTAACAATAACGAAGATGTTTATGGTAAAATCATCTGTGAAGTTACTGCCAAAGAATTGATTGATGCGGGTGCGATTGTTCCTCCCAAAATCAATTATTTGTATTCTCATATCAATGCATCTGATGTTGATAATGTTTCACTGACTCGTGACATTGTTAAGCAAACGTTTGAACACTATGAAGAATACTATTCGCATCTGAATCATAAGATTCTTTTTGCCTGTGATGGAACTGAAACAATCCATCAACTTCAAACTCAAACTGACATAGTAAAGTGGGCACAACAAAATGACATTGATATTTTTCTGACCACTTCAAATTATGGTGACTGGGTAAATGGAGTTCAACTGAAGAATCGTGCAGAATTTCTTGAAAGACTTCAAGAGTATGGTAAAGATCCTAATCGTAAGATGGCAGTCTTTCATTACTCAATTCTTTCTGAAGGCATTGATGTTCCTGGACTGACTGGGTGTGTTCTGCTTCGCAATATGAATCCCATCACACTGATTCAGACCATTGGACGTGTTCTGCGTATGCTTCCTGTGGATCGTCGTTCGATTGCTGAAGGACTTGTAAAAGCAGGTGACACCGATTCTTATGTGAAAGGATTTGGTCTCGTAACCGTTCCCATTCATAAAGATTCTGAAAAGGATTTAGAAGAAGGTGTTTCTGCAATTTACAATGCTCTATGTGGTATGGGTTTCCCTCCTGAAGTGATTCTGCACGAGGAAGACACCCGTGGTAAGAAAGAAATTACCCTTCCTGATGATTTTCAGCAAATCGTTAATCAAAAAATCAAAGAGGTTTCTGCTGATTGGGAATGGGTTTACAAAAAGAACGAATTCTTTGGTGGTGATGATGTAGAAGATTGGATTGCTGCACTATGAAAAACAAACACAACGAACTTCTGGGATCTGATATTGAAAGATCAGATGAAAGAATTGATCTTACGGGTGAAGTTTTTACCCCTTTAGAACTCTGTAATTCGATGATTGATGAGATTCCAGAAGAACAACTCAAAAATCCTAATTCTAAGTTCATAGACCCTGCTGCAGGTAACGGGAACTTTTTGATTGCACTCAAAACCAAACTTCTAAAATACCACACAGAAGATCACATCCTAAATGAGATGCTCTATGCAGTTGAACTGATGGAGGATAATCATAGGGAGCTATGTGAGAGACTTGGAGTATCAACAACACATCATCACTACGTTTGTGCTGATGCCCTAGAGTATCATTATTCTTTTAATGGTAGAACTTCCAAACCAGTGACCATGGACGATTTTTGAACTGCCCCTGACTCTGCCCCACTCTGCCCCACTCTGTCCTATAATACATTTGAAACTCAAAATTCAATGAAAACAAATCGTAAGTTCGTCAACATCAAACCAAAGAGTTCCAAGGCAAAGAACAGATTCTCAAATATCATGCAGAATCTTCATGCAATGGAAGTAGAACAAGAGACTGATGATAAGTTCTTTCTTGCATCAATCAATCGTCAATACTTTACTTGGATTCCTAAGTGTGGAAATGAGCACTGGGACATCATTAAATAGTTCTATATTGGTATATTAATGTTTTTTCTTCCAATTCTATTAGCATCACACATTCCACAAGACCTTTATCTTAGATGTGAGGATTATGAATGGTTGAAAGAAAGAGCTTTGAGTAGTGAAGTTCTTACTCTAAGTGAGAAGATTAATTTCATCACTCATTGGATGCATCATACAGATTCTAAATGTTTCGAGGACAAAGAATGAAAGACCAAAATTCAGTTCCAGATAATGAACCACAGGAAATTAAGTTCAATCGTGGTTTAGATTTATTTACAGAATCTGTTCTAAAACCAGACCCTGAACTTCGTAACTGTGCTCATAATCAAAAGTGTTATCACGAACTGATGTATATTCGTTCATATGTTCTTGACTATCTAAAAACACTTAGGCAATGACTGAAGGAGAGATGTCAATATACTATTTTTGGTTTATTATATTTGCAATCTTTGCGTATTTAATTATTACGGATGCGTCTATTGCACAATTGACTGTTATCTATAGTCAGTGGTGTAGATTGCAATATGAGAAATTGAAATGGTGGATATTGTATAATCCTTCAAATCCAATTGTTAAGTGGAATATGCATAGAAAGTCTATGAAAATGGCAGAAGAACTGATGAAGGAAATGAATAAAAAGTGAAAGTTACTGAACACAATGTAGATGCTGATTGGAAAGTAGAAGAACTTGATGCTTTAATGGAACTTGTAAAGAGGGAAATTAAAGATGGAGGTGATAAATCAATTCAAATGTTTTATGCTAAGATCTATGGTAAACTAATTGGTATAAAACACGAAACACAAGACAACTATGGAAAAGAAACTGTATGATGAAGCATTCTATGTCTATAAAAAAGATTATGGACTGTGGTATTCTGTTGACAAAGAAGATAAAGGATTAGTTACAGCACTCACTGAAGAGGCTTGTGTTCGTGCAACAAGATTTTACCTAAAGTTGAAACAAGACGAAAAAAATGGTATAATGGTTGAAACAAAAACTTACTTTGGAGAAGTTGGAGGAAAATTATGACACAACGCACATTTACTGGTAAAACTGGAGATGTCTGGACTTGGGAAGAAACTCCGGAAGTTACAGCAGCACTCAAACAACTGCATAAAACTGTCGTGAATAATCGAGTCAACAAACCACACGATTATCAAGGTCCGTTGTATGCTCCTCACCCCGACATTAAGCGTGATGAATAGTCTACTAGAACGAATTGAGATCCTTGAACGAGAGAATATTGAGACAACAAATGTTCTCTATGAGATTATAACTAGGATAGAATTATTGGAGAACGATCGTGTCCTACAACTTGACAAGTTTCGAGAAGGCAATGACAACGTTTGCAAATAGAATAGACATCATTGTAAATCTAGAAGTTGGTGATAAGATCTCACCAGAACAAGCCTATAAAGAAATTAAAGAAGAGTACAAACAACTCAAAAAATTTCATAAAAAAGAAAAATGACTAACTTTAATTACAAAAAGCATTCTCTTCAGCATCTTGATGAATGGATTCACGATGCTTTGAATTGTGATGAAATTGCACCAAAAGAAATCTATGATACTATTTTGAATGTTGTAAATGATAGTATTGAGTATCATCGCAACAATCTTGATCGTGGTGTAGAACTTCTTTCTTTGTTGAAAGGTCATCGTCCTATTGAAATTGAGGAGGCAACAGATAAAGATTGGGAAGACTTTTGGGAATCTACTGAAGAAGTTTCTAAAGAACAATGGGCTCATCCTGAATCATCACTGTATAAACATTTGCAATATACAGAAGAAGAACTGAACGCAATGTGTGATGCTGCTGAAGATAAAGAGAAGTGTCGTGAATATAATCTTCGTGAAGCAGAATACTACACTAAACGAGCAGAACTTGATGCTAAACAAGACAAAGTAATCAAGTGGCAACTTCCTGTTCAAGTTGATGAATTGTCTGGTGATTGTTTTGTTGAGTTTCCTGATGACTTATTGAAATCTGCAAACCTCAAAGAGGGAGATCAGGTAAAATGGGTTGATAAAGGTGATGGTTCTTATCTGTTGATTAAAACATAATGTATACGATTAAAATTCTTGCACCTGTTTTGATGGGACTATGTGCAAATAACTTTTTGAATGAACAGGGTGAATATTGTAATATCAATCAAACACCGTCACCTGTAGTAAAATACTATGAACCTGGAAAGTCCTGCTATGTAAATGGAACTTTCTATCGTAAATGTGAGGATCGTAATGGCACTAAGTAAATCTGTAGAAGAAAGTTTGAAAGAAGCGGAGGCATCACTTCGTAATGCCCTTGCTTTTGCTGCTCGTCAAGAAAGACCAGTAGTATGCACTACTATTTCTAAAGTCATTCAAGAGATTGAAACACTTCAAAGTTTTGATAGTTTGATGGATAAACTTGAGAATCGTATGAAAGGAGATTCTGGTGATTTTGGCACATTCTTTAGAGAGTAAAGAACTATTAACCAATCCCAAAGAAAACATTAAGAAACATCACAACCTACTTAAATACTGTTAGAATATCAACACAAACATTGGAGTATAAAATGACTCTTGCCAGAACTGGTGGTTCAAATCTAACAGTTGATGAGTGGAATGAATTAAATGCTCTTCGAGATGCAATCAATACAAATCCCGCGTCAGTTCATCCAGAAAAACAAGAAAGATTCACTGAACTCTTCGTAAGGTCACTCGAAGGTAAAGGAAACACGGAGCCTTCAAAGTGTCATAGTAGTGTAACCACAACCCTACGAAACCCTCTTGCATCATAAAGGATAATGAATCAAACAACTAAAACTATTCTTGCACTTCAACAAATAGATAACATCATAAATCTAATAGAAGGCAATGAGTATCAACAGTTTCTTTATGGGCATCTTATTTCTGTCAAAATTGAACTTGAAAGACAGTTGACTAATCTTACACACACTGATAAACTTAAGGGGTAATTAACAACATACAATGGCACAAAAGTTTCTCTATATCGTAGATCACTTCGTTGGATTTCCTCAATCTGAATTTGGTGGAGTATGGAATGTTATTGCAGAACATGATGATGAATGTTTTGATTTGATTTCTGGAGTTGATAACGGAGAGTATGAAAGTTGTTATGTAAATCTTCGCAGCAACATTGTTAAAGCACCTCGTTTTGCTCTTGCTGATGTTGTAGAATCTGAAGTGATTGATCGTTTCATTACCTGATGTCTGTCAAGTTTCTACATAAAGCACCTGATGGGTTTCATTATAGTCAAACACAATTCAAACGCAATATAACTGCCATTTGGATTCATTATGAACGTAGATTTGACTACAATAACGGTGAACCAGTTAAGTGTATCTGGGGATTCTTTAATTCCAAAACCAAACAATGGCACTCACCAGTTAATTCATCAACAGTAGGTGATGTAGTGGACCCTGCAAGGACTACACCTTATTCTGCAATGTTACTCAATCTTAATCCCCTAGAAGCATGTTTCCAATGAATACCAATCAAGTCGTGGATGAAATCGAAGCATACTGGAACAATCGTATGTGCCAATTAGTGTCAGAAAACCGACTGGATGACTCTGATGCTCTATATCTAGAGTTTGTTGTTGATGGAGAAGAACCTGAATACTGGAGTGCTTAAATGGTATTTGTTGAGGGAACCACAGTATCGTATAAAAAAGTTAAAGGAGTGATCGCCTTTGTAGATGACAAATCAATTTCAATTCTTGTCAGTAAAGGTCATCATAAATCTCATGATGTTCGTGTAGTGGTGTATAAATCAGATTTCCATCTTATTCATCCACTTGAACAAAAATGAACTCAAAATCTAAAATTTTTTTTAGTGTCTGGTGGTGTGCTTATCAACGCAGGTGGATATATAAAGGAACTGGTGTAGAGGAGGAAGATGAGATTTCGTGATATTGAGTTTCTGCGTGGTGTTGGTGCATTTGCTGCAACCTCCACTGTATTCATTGCTATTCTGATCGTGCTTGCTTACTTTAGTTCAGGTGGTGAACCTCTGAAATCATCTTTTGAGGTTGTTGACAAATACAAAGAGTGTGATGTGGTAAGATACGCACCACACCAAGTAGCAGAGTACAAGTATTTCCTTTATTGTGAGAAGAACAAATGACTGAACGAGACCTAAAACAACAACTCCAATATTCCTACTATGAGGATATGGAGGATGGTAGAACAACTGAAACGATTGATTATGATGCCTTGATTGAAATTATTGATGATTTGTATGATAAAATTGAAACACTTCAAAGAGATAATGAAATTCTAAAATCTTATGCTTGGGAACGATGAATGAAGACATGCCATGGGTTAATCTCACACAAGAGGAAGTAGATGAACTTCGCAACAAGAAACACGAACTCACTGAATACGGCAAACAGAAGTTGAAAGAAATGATGACACACGAAGAAATGTTGGAAATTGCTGAAAAAAGAGAGGCAGAGAATAGACCATTCTATCGTTTCTTTGCTATCGAATACTTTGCTACTGGAGAGGGTATGTCTTTCTGGTTGAAAGTATGTCGTAACTATCCACCACACAATGATAGAGATTACGATTTAGAAAGATTCGCTAAGTTTATTGGTGAAGGTGCAGAGTATTATCTACATGGTTTGGAAACTCCAACACAAGAGGAGTTTATGGAAAAGTATGCTAAACTTATCCCACCATACATTGTGAAAATGATTGAACGTAGAGACCAACCAGGGTTTGATTGGGAAACCCACCTTTACTTTAACTACTCATGATCCGCACAACAAAATCTATCACTTAAACATTTCTGCTGATGGTGATAAACTGAGATACTATTAGAGTGATGAAACCCCGTGACTGATAAATCTAAAATCTTCTACAACATCTGGTGTTGTGCTTATCAACGCAGGTGGATATATAGAGGAACTGATAGAGAGCACAGAGAACACGAAACTGTTCGTATGTGTCTTGATATGAAAGATGTGACTTTTTATAAGTTTGATTCAGAAAAACCTCACTACTTAAAAAGATGAAAAATTTTTGGGAACGTTATTGGAAATGGAGTGATAAAATCAATGCACCATTTCGTGAACATAAAGAAAGACTGATTCTTTATGTTGTATTAGCACAAACTGTCTTAGTAACTATTGGATTGCTTAATTTGTTTAAGACAAATAATCAGCAGTTAATTATGCTTTGTCGTCCAATAAATTTTAGTGATGTAATATGTGTTCAGGCAGAAGTTATAGAAGAATAGAGGAAATTGGAATGATTAGTACTGAACTATTCCCATATACTTCTTTTCCAATTCGTTTAGAGTTTATGGAAGGAAAGCATTCCAGAGTTTGTTATTTCCAAGATAAAACACATCTCAATAAATATCTTATCAAACATAAAATCAACAAGAAAACTGCTAATATTCTTTACAATGAAGAAACCTAAAAATTGGTGGTATATTTGGAGTAAATCTCTTGGAGAAAAGGCATCATCATGCAATAAGACATCAGATAAGGTTAAAGTCAATCGTGAGGAGTTCTTCAACACTCTCAATGCTTGGGGCAAAGATCCTAACAAGAAGTTCGGTCTCTGTGTTGTTCCTGTTTATTCGCAGGTTGGTATTGCTACCGAGCGAGCATTGCAGAACATTGTTGATACTGTGTTTGAAAAAGGTGAACTTCTTGATAGTGTGGTGCGTCGATGAAATTCAAATATACTAACAGTAATATCCTAGAAGCAAATCCTGGTCCTGTTGGATTTATTATTGGTAAAGGTGAATATGCTGCCATTCCTTATGGTAATCAACTGATGATTATTCACAACGGACAACAACTCAAAGTGTGTAGAAATGAGAAATCTGCTCATAACTTTATTGAAAATCACAAAAAGCAACAACAGAAACAGGGAACCCCTAAGTAGCAAGTAAAAAGCAAATAAGCACAAGAACATTGTGGACGGTGGTTGATAGAGAGGGTCGGAAATGACCCTCTTTTTTAATAAATATTTGAAAAAGTGTTATGATAATATCCAGTCAGTTTAAAAAACTAACAAAAAAAGATATTTCTAAAATTTCGGACGATAAACTTAAAAATATCTTGACTATTTTCTCATCTAAGACTAATGAGGACGATATTGGGTACTTATTTAAAAGTTCTTTTTCCTTGAGGCAACGAGTATATATTAGATCAAAAGTTCTTCATGATTTTTCTTCAAGAAATGAAAACCAAAATATCACTGTTGATTTGATAGCAAAAACTATAAAGTCTACAATAGATGGGGAAGATTTAGAATCTCTTGGCAATGTAAACGATATTAAAATACTTCTGAAAAAATATCTTTCCAATTATCAAAATAGAACAACAGTTGTCTATGGTACTTTATCAATTCTTGGTGAAGTTGTAACAATGTATGTTTGCAGTGAAAATTTACCAAAAGAAATGGATTTTTATGATTTTTTAGATCAAATTTATTTCTTAAAATGGCAACCAAATAGAAATTTAAATCATTTTAATATATATACCGACATTCCATTAAGTACCGAAAAAATTTCTTATATGTCGGCAATTTATGATAATGCAAAATATAATACAGGTTATTATGAATGGTTATATTCTGCATATTATAGTGCAAAGAAAATTATAGAAAAGTGTGGTAATGATGGCAAATCATATGAGTATTATCACGAATCTTCTGATTTTGTTAATTTTATAAAAAATCATTTTAAACAGGATAAAAATCGTTGCTTTACAATGATGGAAAACTATCAGAAAAGTGTTGGAAAAAAATTTTTTAGTGAATCTAATAAGTTATCTACAGCAGACATTTATCTGGTGAAGAAGAATCAAAGACAAAATATTGAAAAAGCAATAAATCAAAAAGTAAAAATAGTAAATGATACTAAGATATTAAATCCAAGACATTATTTGGAATTGATAACTCAATTATATCGTGCAAAGATGATGTTTCCCGTTAGTTTGAAGCAGGTTAAAGTCAGCAATCCTCCATTTTCAATATTAAATTATAATTCCGTATATTTGCATGAAAATAAAGAAGATGATGATTGGTTTTTAACGGAAGTAAGATTTTTGATGCAATTATCAAAAAATAAACCGGAATTTGAAAAGTATTTGAACGACTTAATTTCGATAGAAAGTTTAACTCCAAATAATTATAAATTGTCACTGACTACACAATATTTTAATTTTACTTATAAAATTGAAAAACCAGGTAAATCAATTAAGCACTTGAATTATTTTATTGAGTTATTGCCAGGTGCTGGATCTGTTCTAATTAAACCAGGTAGACAAGGTGGACCTTCAGAAACAACATCACAAACGGGGGAAGGTCAAGTAACTCTTAATGTTTTTAATGAAATGTCAAATCATCCCAGTTATAGATCTTCTTTTAATAGGGCATATCAAGAATTGATAAAAAATAGAATTAGCATTATTAATGAAATTGATGATAAAAACACCCAAGCAAAAACGATATTGAGAAAATCCAAACTTTTGTCAAAAGATGATTTTATTAAAATTATTGAATCTTTGAAAAATAAAACAAATAGATCTCGTTTCCTGATAAAATATGCAGATTATCTTATAGAAAAAGAAATACCATCAACTCTTACGCAAGGCATAAAAAACAAGTATAAGTTAATAAAACCAAGAAAAAGTGGAGATGTTGTTGCTGATAGAAATATAGATCAGTTTAGAAACTTGTTAATCAATATTGAATTCTTATATTTTTTATCTGCAAATCAATCAAATATCAAAGAATTGGTTAAGAAAAAAATAGTTATGAGCCTCCACTCCGCAGCATCTGGTAGAGGTTATTTGCTTTTATCGAGTTCGAGGATGGCAAGGGGAAAAGCATATTTGGATGATATTCAATCTGCTGTTACATTAAAAGTTGGAAGGTAGGACACCTAAACAACTGGCACATTAAATGGCATTTTTCAAGAATCTGTGATAAATTGAATGTAGTTGAGAAATTTCCATGTCATTAGAACGAAAGTTTTTGGAATCTGAGTATGGTAAAGATGTCATAGATTTTTACCTAAAGAATGTCTCCAATAAATTGGATTACTTTTCAGTAAGATATTGCGAAGATATTAAAGAGGATCCTCAAGATACATATTCTTACATCTGGGATCCAATATCCAAATCTACATTTCTAACTGAAAATGAGATTGGTGATTTGGAGGAAGGTTGACAATCTCAAAACTGGCACACAGTCTTGCCAAACCACCAGGATCTCCTGTATATTAAAAGAGTCAAAAACAAACCACTAATGGCAACTCGTTCACGCATAGGAAAACTCACTGTTTAGTCTTATGCTATCCAGAGCATTGGCACGAGTTAGAATATATCAAGAGTAGGAAATGTCAAAAAGAAAAAATGCATGGAGATGGTGGGCAAAGGCAATAGGAGAGAAGGCAAGTAAAGATGACAAAGAATCAGATGTCGTTGCTATTGTACGGACTGTTATATTCCTCACTTATCTCATTACTAACTGTTTTATTGTTTCTGGAGTAATTCGACACTGGAATGATGTACCGAGTGAACTATCTCAAACCAAAGAAAAAAGGTTATGCCAAACAGACAGCAACCTTTCTAAAGATTGAAGACGCAATCTTCTGGGAAGAACATGTAAAGAAAAACCTGGATGCAGTGGACACTCAGATTACTGTCCACTGATTTGACCACTGTCCCCCGATTCCTGTATATTAAAAGAGTCAAACAACTGACACCTATGGATTATTTCATCAACGATCAACAAATTGAAGAACTGGTCAACTTTGATTATGTCTGTGAAGATCTTGCAGACTTGATTGAAGAAGAACAAGACTTCGGCATGAACGAATACCTCAAGTCCAACATTGATTACTGATCTAATGAATCCTCCCACCTCCACTGTTAATGTCCTGCCTCATCTCAAAGAACTTCGTGAGAAGTGGAGGCAGCAAGATTTCCGACTCACTAAAGAACAGCAAGAAGAATATGATATTCTCTTGCAAGCACGTCGGGAACGTGTCAAATACTTTTACGACAACGGTTTGGTTCAAGTTGGTCCCAAAGTGACTAAAAAGGCACAAGAAGACCTGGACGATTGAACAAGTGGCACAGAGGGTCTCCTGGAGGTCTCTCTGTGCTTTATATTATCTACATCAACGGAACACGAATGACTCTGACCCTGCGACCACATCAACAACGCATCCTTGATCGTATGCTTGCTTATGCTAAGGGTCAAATTGTTGTCCCTACTGGTGGTGGTAAAACATTGACTATGATTGTTGATACTAAAGATCGTCATGATCGTATCAACAATGGCACAACCACAGTTGTTGTTGCTCCTCGTATTCTTTTGGCAGAACAACTGTGCTCTGAGTTTTTGGAGATTATTGATACTACCTATACTCATGTGATGCATGTTCATAGTGGTGAGACACACCACTATTCTTCTACTAAACCCGAACAGATTCACCTGTTTGCTAACACTGCAAGAACTGCTGGTGAGAATGTAATCATCTTCACCACTTACAATTCTCTTGATCGTGTTCGTCAAGCAGATATTGAAGTGAATACCATTTACTTTGATGAAGCACACAATTCCGTGAAGAAGAACTTCTTCGGTGCTACTGAGTTCTTTGCTGGTGCAGCAGATCGTTGCTACTTCTACACTGCAACTCCCAAACATTCTCTCACTCCTAAGAAACCAGGCATGAACTGGGGAGATGTTTATGGTCAAGTGCTGTGCAATGTTCCTGCTCCTGAACTTGTCGAACAGGGTTACATTCTTCCTCCCAAAGTTGTAGTCAAGCAACTGCCTTTGATCAAAGGTCGTAAGGTAATGTGGGCAGAGGATAGTGTCAACCTATTGGAAACGATTGATGACAACAACATCGACAAGACTTTGATCTGTGCTCGTACTACCAAGCAAATCATTGGACTGATCAGCAACTCTGACTTTTGCGTTCAACTTGCACAACGTGGTTATTCTTGGATGACGATTACATCCAAGACTGGTGCAATCATTGATGGTAAGAAGGTCAATCGTGAGCAATTCTTTGAGACTCTCAATGCATGGGGCAAGGATTCTTCTAAGAAGTTCGTTGTGATTCACCACAGTATTCTGTCTGAAGGTATCAACGTCAATGGACTGGAAGCAGTCATCTTCATGCGTAACATGGATTACATTGGTATCAGTCAGTCTATTGGTCGTGTGATTCGTTTGGGTGCTGATACCAAGACGTTTGGTCTTGTTTGCATCCCAACTTATGACTCCGTTGGTATCAGCACTGCCCGTAAAGTTCAGGCAGTTGTTGATGTCGTGTTTAATCAAGGTCAACCTGCAATTTCAGAGATCAAACGATGAATTACACCAGAGAACAACTAATTGATGCACTTCAACGGGAGTATGTGTTTCTCTGCCACGATGATTATGAACCATTTGAAGATATGACAGCAGAGGAACATTTCGAGTGGTTGCATACTCTATCCGATGAAGATCTGATCGAAGGGACATGCACCGATGAAATATATTCTCTTAAAGAATATATGAATCACTGGGGGTAGTGTGCCAGTTGGTCAAACTGTCCACTAATCTCCCCACTGGGATCAATCTTCTGTATATTAGAACAGTCAAAGGAGCACAACCTCATGCATCTCATCGACCATCTTGAAACCCAAGTCGAGTGGGGCAAAGTGTTTGGAATCGTGGATTCTCTCTACACTGATCCAGGATTCTCTTCCAATGCTGATAATTTTGCCCGTGCAACTGCTGTTGAAAAAGCACTCGCAAAGTATTCTGGTCTCGTTCGTGTAGATCAGACTGGTTACGATTTTGTCTACAACGATGACAAGATTGAAATGAAAATGGGCAAGAATTTGTTCTTCAAACGTAAGGACATTCATGCCACTAAGAAGTTCAAAGTCAAATCTTTTCTCAGTGAAAAGAAAACCGTTGAAGATTTCAGGCAAACTAAAACCTTCGACTACATGTTGGTGGTAGATCTTACTGCTCGTCGTGTGGTAGTTGTTGAGGATGAGAAAGCACGATCTTTGTACCAAGAGGGTGCAGATGGTGCTATGATTGAACTGAAACTCGGTGATTACTATGAGTGTGATCTTGGGAAGTTCAATGTAGTCAAACCTCCCACACTTTTGTCTGAAGGTATCAACAACGCAATCGAATCTTACCTGGAGTTCTGATCAATGAAAAACACACACTTGCAACACCCTGAAGATTCCATTCTGACTGGTGATCTTACCGTTCTGGATTGGTTCCTTGCTAAGAGTGATCTTTCCGTGAAGATTGACGGTTCTCCCGCTATTGTTTGGGGCACCAATCCTGCCACTGGTAATTTCTTTGTCGGCACAAAATCTGTCTTCAATAAAGTAAAGATCAAAATCAATGAAACGCACGATGACATTGATTGCAACCATTCTGGGGTTGTTGCTGATATTTTACACCACTGTTTTGATTGCCTTCCTAATTTCGACGGGATTGTTCAAGGTGATTTTATTGGTTTTGGTGGTGATGATACTTTTTGCCCCAATACGATTACTTATGTCTTTGATGAAATAATTGACCAGAACATTATCATTGCACCACACACATTGTATGCAACTGATGATGAGATGAAGGACTGCTATGTTATCAATGACATGGTGGACATGGAGATCTTTGAAGACACTGAGATCTGCAAGTTCGTGCAACCTCGTGCATGGCAACTCGATGAAGATTTCTCTGAGATTGTTGGTTTTGCACGACAGATGTCCCAGTTGGTTACTTTCGTGAATGAGAAGGAAGCAACTGAATTGAAGAAGCAACTTAATGCTTGTATTCGTGAAGGACTCGAAGTTGTGCCTGAAACGTTCAACAACTCTCTGTTGATTAGTTACTGGTTTCTGATCAAATCAATCAAGGAGGACATGCTCTACCTGTGTCGCAATAACGGTCCCGAAGCATACATCGGCAACGAACAATGTGGTGGTGAGGGTTATGTTCGCATGAATGAGTTTGGTATGTTCAAACTCGTTAATCGTGAGCAATTCTCTCATGCAAACTTTAACAATGCGAAACATCAGTGTGCCAGTTGATTGAAGTGTCCACTAATCTCCCCACGGGCATCGTTTCCGTGTATTCTATAAGAGTCAAAGGAACACCACTCAAATGACGATCACCAAACAACAAGCACTTTCCCAGTTTCGTTACAACTGGAAAGTCATCACTATTGCACATCCTAAACTGAAAGGTGACATTGTTTGGAAACGTACAGAGTGGAATGACTTCACCGATGCACTCTGCAAAGAGGGTTACATTTCCGAGAATCAGTATAACACCTGGACTAATCCTTTCTGATTTCGTTCTCTTCCACTGATCAAACAAATGACTGCAATGCTGACTCAAACCAAACCTCAATTCTTGACTGATGCACTCATCGAAGTGCTGAACAGTGAGTGGAAAGTTAATTCCATTGAATCTGGTCACTCTTGTTATTACCAAGTTGAAGCAAAAGTCGGTCGTAAGTACACCAAACTGATGACTTATTTGGTTTCTGGTGGTGTTCGTCAACGTGGTCGTTCTGCTTACATGTTTGTAGACAATACCACTGGTGCATGTTACAAACCTGCATCGGTTAAAGCACCCGCAAAGGGTATTCGTTGCTATATTGATCAACTGGCAGATCATCCTGATGCTTGTGATCAATACGGTTCTTTCCTCTACATTCGGTGATCAACATGCAATTCCAAGTTACACAAATCGAGTTCGACTTTGATGATGCTCTCCACCCCATGACTGAGGTGGAGATGAGTGAAGTTTATGAAGATTACATTGGTACATTTTGGGAGGCAGATGACGGTGATGATCTAGTCGAAGAGATTACATCTGCATCTGGTTGGTGCATCAAGTCCATTGATTATCGTCACATCCTTAACTGAAATGTACATTCCCCAAACTGACTGGAATCGCGGCACTTACCGTGAGTTGAAAGCACTCTTGAATGAGTTGCCTGAGCATTACCTGGACCAAACTGCAACGGTTATGTTATCAGATAGTGACGAATATACCGATATTCGATCTATTGGTTGGACTGGTCCTGCCTGTGATGTGCTAGACTCTGATCACATGTTCTTCTCTATTAACGCCTGAGATTCATGAACACTGGTTACACTTTGAACCGAGTTGAGTTCACTCAAGACGAGGAAACTTGCATCCTTAAGTTTCTTCGTGATGCACAAGAATGTGGGTATCCTAGTGCTAACGAACCATGGTATCCAGTTATTAACAACATCATGAGAAAGTATTACGATTCAGACATCAAGGAGTATCAATTCCCCCAATGAAATGCGAAGTTAAATTGTATGTTGCTGGCAAAGTCTTCACTGAGGAAGTGTATGCCAAAAACTACCAAGATGCAAGAGAAGTTGCACTTGCTCGCAATCCTAATGCAAAAGTGATAGGAGTGACAGCAAAGTTCAACTGAGAGTATAAACAATGTGTGCCACATGTATTAGTGGCACAGTAAAAGAGCACAAGCATCAATTTCCTGTATTCTTAAAGAGTCAAAGGTTTTTCACCAATGCAACTGACTTCTCAAGGACAATCCCGTGCAATGGTTGTTGAGTTTCGTCCTCACAACATTCTGACCGATAAGTTTGTTTATACTCTCAAGTTTATGGGAGATGAGCAAACCAAGTCGATGCGATTGATGAGCAAGAAAGAAATGATTGAGACTGTCAATGCACGTCTTGATCTTAACTATGAGGTGACAGATTTCCTGACTGAACCTCAAGAATACTTCCCTTGTGCTTGTTAATTTGTGTCATTGATTAAAACCCACCTTCATACTCAACGAACAACGATGTCTGAAGTTCTTGAACTGAATCAAGCAGAGATTCGTGCTCTGTTGGATCTCATTGAGTTTCATGATGATTGGAACGAAGTGAGTGAAATTGTAGGAGTAGATGTATCTGCTCTTTATGATAAAGTTTCTTCTTGTGTAACTTACTGATTCAAATGATTTCCCTTCCTAATCCCACAAACAAAATGACAATGAACGAGTCTGATCTTTTCACTCTTAAAGAGAACTATTGCAACCATATCATCGACGGGATGGATATGGATTGCCTTGTGCAGATGTGCCATGATTTGTTAATGGATGCATACCAAGATTGCACAGAGGAAGATCTGAAGGAAGAAATTGTGGATCTTTATGATACTGAACTGTGGGAAGATTTGGTTGAAAGTGTAGAGAACTGAACCAGTTGGGGAAGTGTCACACTAAAAGAGCACTGCCCCCAATTTCCTGTATTGTTAAAGAGTCAAAGGTTTTTCACCGAAATGACTGTCATCAACCAACCCCGAATCATCAACGGCACCGAATACCCTACTCCAACTGTTGATGGTATGGACCGTTGCCAGATTAACACTCGTTTGCATTACATCAACGAAGAAATGTCTAAACTTCGTGCCACTCAAGAGGCACTGATTGAGATGCGTCAGCAACTCGATCGTCACAACGAAATGCTGGAGATGGGTGATCTGTTCGATGAAATGTTCGGAGGTTGAGATGTTATTTGTTTCTGGACAATCCCCTGATCTGAATCTCACTCATCAAGTGTATGAGTTCTTTACATCAAAGTACGAGATTACGAGAGATGTTGAGGTTTATCACACTGACTTAAGTGATGATAATGCCTTTGGATTTACAGAGGAGAATGGTGAAGAACAGTTTGTGCAGATTCATAACAATCTGAATCAGACTGACTATGTGATTACATTACTGCACGAACTTGTCCATGTTGTTCAGAATGAAAGAGGAGAATATGATGATGAAAAGAGAGAAGAAGAAGCATACAGAATGGAGGGAGTTCTTTATAGTGAGTTTCTCCACAGTTGTGAACAACAATATGTGCCACATGTTTTAGTGGCACAGTAAATGAGCACAGTCCCCAATTTCCTGTATTCTTAAAGAGTCAAAGGAACACAACCGATGCAAACCATCATCCAACACACAACCAACCCGAAAGAGATTGAGATTGGTGTGGAGTTTTTTCTTCCTACAGATGCACCACACTGGATTCCTAATGGGTTTGAAACTATCAGTGCGATTGTTGATAGTGAGGACCATGATGATGATCCTATTGTTGTTGAGGATGAAATTGCAGAAGCATGGTGTAAATCTCAAGGTGTAGTTTTCTCTCAAGTTATCAACGAACCCTGAGGTTCTTAATTAACATCAACCCCACTACATTTCTTTCATCATGACTGCATCATTCACTGACGAACAGATCAATGCCCTTTGTTATCAACCTTATTGGTACAATATGGGACTGGATGATCGTATCACACTGGAAGCAATTCTTAAAGAATACATTGAAGCAAACCCTGATGATATACTTGCCATTGATGCAAAGTATCTTCTGGAAATTGTCCAAAATCCTATCTTCAAGAAGTACAAAGATGTGATTCATTGTGGAGTTTCTCACTGAAAATCATGACTGCGTTTGTATCACCCAAGTCCAAAAAGGCAAAGAATCGATTCTGTAATCTGATGGAATCGAATCCTGAATGTATCATTGAACAGAACAAAGGTGATCGTGTCTTTCTACGATCACTCAATGGCAAAAACTTTTTCTGGGTTTCACTCAACAACGATTCTGATTGGAGCATTGAACTATGAATCTCTACATCATCTCCGACGTTCTTTACGATTACACTTCTGGAATGTGTGTGATTGCTGCCGAATCTTTGCCCCGTTGTGAACAAATCTTTATGAAAAAGTTTGGAGATTCTACATCTTCTTACATCAAAGAAAGTAAGCAAAAAGAGTTCAATGAAGCAGCAATTAAGGTGATTGAAAGTGTCAATCATCCTGAAGGTGTTGTGTCCTATGTTTATGGTGGAGGTTGAGTTCTAATGACTATCGGAATCTTTTTTCTCATTGGTTACATCATGGGTGCAAGTCAAGTGCTCATTGTTCGTCAGATTCTCAAGTAATTTCCCCCACTCATTAAACTCATGACTGACATTCAACAACATCAAGAGTACAACAAACTCCTAATCCTGATGGCAAGGGAACAACTGATGGAGGACATTGATTGTATCATCACTGATTACTTTGCAGAGTACGATGTCAACTATGATGGTGAACTTGTGAAGATTTTGTGTGATGCTGTCTGCCGTAACTTCCCCACTAACTGAATCATGACTGACATTCAAAAGGATACAATGCTTGCCAACATTCTGGAGCAAGTACACTCACAGATCATGTATTTGACTGAAGAAGGTAGACTTGATGATGCAGTTGCATTGTATGAAGAATGGGAAGAACATTTCGATGAGAGTATAATGGAAGTTCATGTGGTAACTATCAACAATTTGTGCCAATAGTTTTAGTGTCACACTAAAAGAGCACAGGGATCTAAAACCTGTATATTAAAAGAGTCAAAAGAGTTCACTCATGAATCGTTACTGCATCGAAGTCGATCGAATTGAACCCAACGGTGACATCTTCACTCTGGTTGAGTATAGGAAACTCAAAGCAACTAAGTCTAACAAAGGTCTAGAACGACAGTTAAACAACCTTGTGAATCGCATTGGTGAAGAACTGAAATACTACCAAGTTCCTCACAAACGTTATACTGTCAGTGTTGCTTGATTCTCCCCTCTAACTAACAACAACTCCCGCACAATTCACTACACAAACACATGACAATTCACAACCCCTACGTCAACACTCTCGTCGAAATGGGTTACGACGAAGCAGACTGCCAGATGGTAGCAAATGCAGGTGTTGATTCTACCTATCCTCGCACTATTCATGGTCGAGTTTTTAACACTGAAGCAGAGTACAAAGAGGCACTCGCAGACTTCCTCAATGGCATGTAATTCTCCCTCTAACTAACAACAACCTCACCACATTTCAGATCCATGTGTAAGATCGAACAACAGATGAATGATGCCATCACTAACAACGTGAACTGGCAATCTGCAAACACCAGTGTTAAACTTCTTGAGAATGGTGACTCTGCTGTATATCTTCACGGCAATCACATTGCAACGGTTGGTGAAACTACAATTCAAATCTTTGATGGTGGTTGGCGTTCAAATACTACCAAATCACGTCTCAATGCTATTCTTCAAAAGCACGGAATCATTGGTGAAAAAGTATTTCAAAAAGCAGGAGAATGGTTCATTTGTTATTACAAAGGTATCGTAGGTGAGGAAGGATATGTGACTGTACCTTTCGTCTCTGGTATGACTCTTGCCTGACTAATTTGATGGTCCTGAGTATGACTTAAAACTGCTCAAGTTCATCCAACAAACTAACACAAACTCAATGTCTTTTACTGATCGTGATCTTTACATTGGTGCTCTGCAAGGTGCAAAGAATGGAAACGAAATGCTGGAGATCCTGAGTATTATCTTCGGAGATAATGAGTCTGAAACTGTTACTCCAACCAGTCAACCTATTGACTTCTGATATAACAAATGTCACGAAGAAAGCATCTCACATTCAAACCAATTAACCCTAAGAAAGTGAAACTCATTGGCATTATCTTCATTGTTTCCTTTATTCTTTTCCCTGGCGTTCGTTACAACACTGGTGAAGCATTTCACTTGACTGGTGATCTCATTCAAAGGACAACTCGATGAAAATTATTCTACCTGTCATTGTTATTCTTTTGGGTGCTAATCTAATGCTTTCCATTCTTGATTCTGATCTGTCGAATACACTTAGAGAGAGGAGAGAAATAATAGAAAAAACAACAAAATAGAGGGATTTATGATTAAAAATCAATTAAAAATGTATTATTAAATATGTTTTAATTGTTTATTCGTTTATGCTTATAGGCGCATAAAGTCTTAGAAAGCATAGAAGAATAGACGCATAATGTCTATAAATGCCTTAGGAAATGTACTGAGTTCTTGTACTTAAGTCCCTTAAAATCCCTCAGGTTCTTGTACTTATGGTCTTATAAATGTACTGAGTTCTTGTTATCTAAGCCCGCACTCTACCACAACCGCACAGAAATGTCAAGACCCCCAAGTATTTCCAAACCCCCACACATTTCCCAGAATACATAAGCAATTCAAATAAATACTCCCAACCTTATTGACAGTTTCCTCCCAGCATCTTATAGTATTCACATACACATCAGGAGAGCAATTATGTCAGTTGCGTATCACCAGGCACAGAAAGTTAAGTATCGTGTCACCTTAGATCTTGAGGTGTTTAGTGATTTCGATCCACATCAAATGGACTGGGATAAAGTATTCAAGTTAGAACCTGCTGAGAAGTGTTCTGCATATGTTGAAGACCTTAGTACTCCTGACCGATGGTAATTGTGCAGGGGTTAGTATAAAGAACTAAGCACATTTTTTGCAGAATGGAGTGATTAGTGTGCGGAAATAATATTGGCACACGATATAGGCACGGGGGTCAAAATGCCCTATATTGGTTTCATCGGGGGGAGGAAACAAACCCCACACATTCTTCACTCTCATGACCATCACTGAACGCAATCAAAAACTCTATGAATTGCGTGAGAGTTTGCTTAAAGCACGAGCACAAGTTGCCTGGATTGAGCAAGAGATCTGGTTGACCAACGAAAAGTATAAGAATCAGGATCTCGATTTGTATAAAGAAATGTTTGGCAACTGATTAAAACAAACCCACCGACACTAACCCAAACCCCTGTTAATCATGACCACTGCTACCTACAACGGTTGGGCAAATTACGAGACCTGGAATGTTACTCTGTGGATTCAGAATGACGAGGGTTTGTATAACGAAGCAAAGCAGTGTGGAAACTATCAGGAACTCGTCGATCTTCTGTATAACTGTGGTTCCACAGAAACCCCTGATGGTGTTAAGTGGGACGACGTAAAGATCGACGGTCTGGCAGTCAACGAAATGATGCAAGATCTGTGACTTAAGTATCACTCACTCGTCCACCAGTTCACTACACTTTTCCCTGTTAATCATGACCGTCACCGTGTTCCCTTCCTCCCCCGAAATGCAGTCCACTTGGGATGACATTATGGGGCAAATGTGTGCCTTCGTCGATGATACTTATGCCGACGTAGATAGTGCCTACGATTGGGTGTGTGAGATGCTCAACATTTCCTCCTTCGTTGATAACAATGCCGCATGGGATTCGTTCTACGAAACGTGGGAATCTTGCGACAATCGTAACACTATGCAGTACCGAATTGACTGACTAAGTATCACAAACCGTAGGGGGGCAGTTCGTTATACTTAGTCCCCCTACCAGTTCGTGTTACTAACTACTGAACTTTTCCGTGGTCAGTAATGCAAACTCTTGTTTAATTCTTTACATCAGTAATTAAATGTGGTATGATATTAGTATAAACCAGTAATTACGAATAGTTTGTTATTCGTTATAGGCAGTATTATTATTGCGGGGTTATTATAATAAATTTGGCGTTGCCCCCTTTATAAAAATCGATAACTACCCTAACCTACAGAGGTGACAATTCGACCTTTAAATATCATCCTCATAAAAAATTTCCGGAAGTATGAGAAGACGTAAAAACCCCTATTGGAATTTCTGGAAAGTTGTCTTTGCGGGTTGGTTAATAAGATATCCTCGGCAGTGCTTTACGATCTTCGCAGGCACTATCGGGTTTTTATTTGTTTTGATATATAATGCAGTTAATTAATCCAAAATACACAAAAAAATTTTCCAAGAAATTTTTTCTATAAAAGGGTCTTGGAAAGTTTTTGAAATTTATGGAAGAACTTATGGAAAAGATATATCACATTTATGCAAAGGATAAGTGTTTATTTCATTCTATCAAAGAAGAGGAATTCCAAACAACTTGGAATACTTTGAAAAATATGGTAGGCATTATGAAGACTGATTATTCTGTAGATGATTTGTCTTATGAGGAGCTTATGGTGAACCGGAAAGTCTCTTTAGATAGCTCTCATTGACAAGGCATATATAGACTGTTAAAATTTGAACTGAAAGTTTATTTCTCTTATGGCAAAAGGATTTACTGTTAAGGCTGCTGCACCTAAAGTTAAAGAAGCAGAGTGGGATTATGATTCAATTAAAGAAAGGATGCGAGGGAAGAGTATTGTATTCTGTCTTCCTGGACGTGGGTGTTCATTTATCTTTTTGAAAGCATTTGTTCAACTTTGTTTTGATCTCGTTCAAAATGGAATGAGTATTCAAATTTCTCAAGATTATAGTTCGATGGTGAACTTTGCACGTTGTAAGTGTCTTGGTGCAAATGTTCTTCGTGGACCAAAACAAATTCCTTGGGATGGTAAGTTGCAATATGATTATCAACTCTGGATTGATAGTGATATTGTATTTGATACAAATAAGTTCTGGCAACTTTGCGATCTTTCACTGAATGAAAATGGTGAAGAAAAGGAAGTCGTTGCTGGTTGGTATGCTACTGAAGATGGACACACAACATCTGTTGCCCATTGGTTGGAAGAAGATGACTTCCGTAAGAATGGTGGAGTTATGAATCATGAAACTGTTGAATCGATTAGTAAGCGTCGTAAACCATTCACTGTTGATTATACAGGATTTGGATGGGTTATGATTAAGAATGGTGTTTTTGAGAATCTTGAGTACCCTTGGTTTGCTCCTAAGATGCAAGTCTTTGAATCTGGTGCAGTTCAAGATATGTGTGGTGAAGATGTATCATTCTGTCTTGATGCTAAAGAAGCAGGATTTGAGATTTGGTGTGATCCACGGATTCGTGTTGGACATGAAAAAACTCGTGTAATCTAATGACTTTTAATATCTTATACAAAGGACGTAAGATATATCAAAACCTCAGTCATGAAGAATGTACTGAGGTTCTTGACGAACTCTCCTCAAAGTACTATACTGATGAGGAATTTGATGTTGAACAACTTGAACTGGAGGAAATCTAATGGCTAAAGGTGGATCAAATAAAACTATTTTCGAACCAGGAGCACCTAAAAAGACTCGTCAAGGGCGTAGTCCTCGCACACTACTCTCTGCAACCTCTCGTAATGGTCGAAAGAAGAAGTATCGTGGTCAGGGTAAATAGTTAAAGTTAAATAAAAGTTCTTCATGGCAGCACTAATTTGCAATTTACCATCCATTGAAGTATGGGTGCGTAAAGAATATCTAACTGATCATCAAAGTGGCCATGGTGAATTTGCAAAGGGCGTCTGGGTGTCGTGTAAATCGATACCTGGACGTGCTTTTTATTTTGAGACATACTTACCAGAGTATGCTGCAATGTACGATAAGCTGCCCATCAGTGCCTTTGTAGCACGTCCTGAGACACCTACACCTGATATGAACCTACCCAACCTACAATTCTGGAATTGTATGGATTATGGTGTAGTATCAATTCATAAACAATTCATTGGAAGTATGGACTTTGAGTGCTATACACGAGATCATGGCACTCAAAAAGGCACTTATATCTGTACCATTGACAATTATCATCAAGATTGTGATGTCATTGATTATGCAACTAGTGAAAATCCTGCTGAACATAAGTCACACAACCTTATTGAACTTGACAATGGTCAGTATGCACTATATCCCAACAATAGATTACGTATTTTTGACAATAGTTTGACTCCTGTTGAACCAAAAATGCCTGATTTTAAGGTGTCAACTAGGATTTATGAGGTAGAGTGTGGTTTTGATCGTCTTGGAATGGGTCGTGAAGACGAATATTTCTGGAAAACTGCTAAAGAACGGGATAGCAACCCCGTAAAAAGTTCTGTTCAACCCCTAAAAGAGGAGAAAACAGATGGCAAACAACCCGAATCCGGACAGGAATACTGATTATATGCACGAAATGTGGGGTACAACCCATTTAATTACTGATTATGGAGTCAATCCTCAGAAAAAAATGCTTCGTGAAATTGCAAATGATGATATGACACCTAAAAAACACGATTTTGCTCAACAAAACGAACTTCATTCAAGAATTCGCAATGATGAGGATTATGATGACTGGGAGTATGGAACTGAACCTCTTTATGAATTCCAAAAACCCGAATAAATAAGATAGATTTATTCATTTTTATGCCTGTAGAACGGCTAAGTAAAGATTTTAAAGACCTGAGCATGTCTTTTCAGGTCAATCCAATCAATTATGATCTAATTGCTCTCAAAAATGAGAATGCAATTGCTCGTTCTATTCGCAATTTGGTTCTTACTTATCCTGGTGAAAGATTTTTTAATGAAAATTTAGGGTCTAAAGTAAGTCGTTCTTTGTTTGAGAACATTGATGAGGTATCTGCATCAGTGATTAAAGACGAAATTGAGAGTACAATCAATAATTATGAACCTAGAGTTGATTTGATTGATGTAATTGTTGATCCTGACTATGACAATAACAACTTTAACGTGACTGTTAATTACTATATTATTGGAATTGATGTTCTTCCACAACAGTTATCATTCGCATTACAGCCAACACGATAATGGCATTAGTAAATTTCACCAACCTGGATTTCGATCAGATAAAAACTTCGATTAGAGATTATCTCAGATCGAATTCTAATTTTACTGATTACGACTTTGAAGGATCCAATCTTTCAACGTTAATTGATGTTCTTGCATATAACACATATATTTCCTCATACAATGCTAACATGGTTAGTAATGAGGTCTTTATTGATAGTGCTACATTAAGAGAAAATGTAGTTTCTTTAGCAAGAAATATTGGTTACGTTCCAAGATCAAGAACTGCATCTAGAGCTATTATATCATTTTTCGTAGACACTACGGGATTTTCAACAAATCCAATTACATTAACGATTAAAAAGGGAACAGTTTGTACATCATCTTCATCTTTTGGTGCTGAAAGTTATACTTTTGCAATACCGCAAGATGTAACGACACCGGTTGTTAACGGGATTGCATCATTCGATAATGTAGAAGTTTATGAGGGAACTTTTTTAACATCAAACTTTACAGTTCAGGCGGAAAATCCAGCACCACCACAAAGATATATTTTAGAAAATGCAAATATAGATACCTCCACAATTTCAGTAACTGTAAGAGATACTCAATCTAGCACCTCTTCAAAAAAATTCATTTTATCTGATAGTTTGTTTGAAGTTATTTCAACATCAAGAGTTTTCTTCATTCAAGAAATAGAAGATCAAAGATATGAGTTAATTTTTGGTGATGGTATATTTGGTGAAAAACTACAATCTCAAAATTTTATTGAAACCTCTTACATTTCTACCAATGGAGAACTTGGAAATGGAATTTCTTCATTTACTTTTAATGGAAGAATAGTAGATAACAATAGCAATCTAGTTTCGAATGGAATTTCTCTAATCACGACTGTTTCTCCATCTCAAGGTGGAAATGAGATAGAATCTGTCAGTTCGATTAAAAATTATGCACCTAGAATATATTCATCATATAACAGGGCGGTGACTGCAGCAGATTATGAAGCATTGATTCCAAAAATTTATCCAGAAACTCAATCAGTTTCGGTATTTGGTGGAGAAGATTTAACACCTCCACAGTATGGTAAAGTTTTTATCACAATAAAACCATTTTATGGACCTTTTGTTCCAAACTCAATAAAAGATAATTTAAAAAATAAGTTAAGAAGATATGGTGTTGCTGGAATTGTACCAGAAATTCTAGATTTGAAGTATCTTTATATTGAATGTGACTCTACTGTATATTATAACACAAATCTTGCTCCAAATTCTGATTTTGTAAAAACCATTGTATCAAATAATATTAATGGATACGCAAATTCCATAGAGTTAAACAAATATGGTGCAAGATTTAAGTATAGTAAATATCAAGCAATTATTGATAATAGCCACGAGTCTGTGACTTCAAATATTACAAAAATTCAAATGAGAAGAGACTTGAGAGCAAGTCTTAATCAATTTGCAAACTATGAAATTTGTTTTGGTAACGAGTTTCACATTAAAAACATAAATGGATACAATATAAAGTCATCAGGATTTAAAGTTTCTGGTATTGCTGATACTTTATACATGTCAGATATACCAAATCAAGATGAAAAAACTGGAGAGATATTTTTCTTTAAGTTAGACTCTCCAACTCAACCAGCAATAGTAAGAAGATCTGTAGGAACTATTGATTATGAAAAGGGTGAAATTTTACTTAACTCGGTAAACTTTATTTCTACATTAAAAAATGTCAAAGGACAATCAATCATTGAAATTGCAGTGATTCCAAAGTCTAATGACATCATTGGATTACAGGATTTATATTTGCAACTAGATATTAATAAGAGTACATTAAATATGTTATCGGATGATGTTTCCTCTGGAGCAGATCCATCAGGAACTACATACACGACTACTTCAAGTTACACAAACGGGAACCTAGTAAGACTGTAAGAAATGGTAGATACACGAATCAAAATTAGTTCAATCGCTGCAAACCAACTTCCAGGGTTTGTAAAAGAAGAATTCCCCTTAGTTGGAGAGTTCTTATCACAATACTATCTTTCTTTAGAAGGTCAAGGATCTACTTTAGATATTCTACAAAATATTGATCAATATGTAAAAGTTGACAGTTTAACTAATTTAACTGATTCTACCACGATTTCTAGTGATGTTGATTTTGTAGATGAAACTATCACAGTAACATCTACATATGGATTCCCACAATCTTATGGACTGATTCAGATTGATTCTGAAATCATTACATACACTGGCATCACCACAAATTCATTTACTGGATGTGTAAGGGGATTTAGTGGAATTACTTCTTACAGGGGATTAAACACACCAGATGAACTTGTTTTTTCTCAATCTGGTATTTCCACGCATTCATCAGGATCTACAGTTAATAACCTAAGTGTTATTTTCTTAAAAGAATTTTTAAATAAAGTAAAAAAACAAGTAACTCCAGGATTTGAAGATAGATCATTATATTCTGGAATCGACCAAAATCTTTTTATTAAACAATCTAAAGATTTCTATTCTTCAAAAGGAACAGATCAATCATTCGAAATCTTGTTCAGAGCACTTTATGGTGAAGATGTTGAAGTAATCAAACCAAGAGATTACCTATTCATCCCTTCTGATGCAAAGTATAGAGTATCTAGAGACTTAGTAGTGGAGTCTTTAGAAGGAAATCCTGAAGATCTTATCAATAGAACTTTATTCCAAGATCAAACAGATATATTTCCTGGTGCAAGTGGATCTATAAACGATGTTCAAAAAATAGTAAGAGGTAATAAAGATTACTATGTTATAAGTTTAGATTATGATTTTGACAAGGATATATCTGTAGAGGGATCTGTTTTTGGCAAATTTTCAATACATCCACAGACAAAACTTATTACATCAGTTTCCACTGGATCAACAACACTTGATGTAGATTCTACGGTTGGATTTCCTATCTCTGGTACATTAATTGCAGATTATAGTGACGGAACTTCATCAACAATTACATATGAATCAAAAACATTAAATCAATTTTTTGGATGTTCTGGTGTAGATAGACCTATTGATTCTACTCAGGATTTAAGAGTAGATGCATATGCGTATGGATATTCTGGTTTAAGCACAGATAATGTTGTCAAAGTAAGAGTTACTGGAGTCCTTTCTGATTTAGATTTGTTCTCAAATACATTTTATTATGAACCTGGTGATAAGATAACAACTAAAACTTTAGGTATTGGTTTAACATCTAAAATTTCAAATAATTGGTTTTATAATGTAGCAACTTCATATGATGTTCAATCAATAACTTTACAAAATGCGTCAAACTTTACATACAATATAAGAACTTACGACAATCACAACTTTGTAATCGGAGATTCTGCAAAAATAATTTTTACCGATGGTACAGAGAGAACGACAAATATAAATTCAATCTTAAATGAAAATACTTTTACTATTGGAGGACAAGGACAACTTGATGTACAAAGAACTTATGTTATACAAAAAATATTATCAAGAGTAAATTCTAACAATTATCCAGAACTTGACATTTATACAACTAATGTTCAAAATTTATATGCTGATGGTCAGTCTCTTTATGTAGCTTCTCCATCCATACCAAATTACTTAAATCAACCATTAAACATAAACAATAGGTCTGTTACTTTATCTGGAACATTTAATGGTGAAGATATTTTTATTTCAAATCATGGATTTTATACTGGAGATTCTGTAACTTATCGTCCAGAAAGTTCAACAAATACTTTAAATATTTTAGAAGGAATTTATTTTGTAAAAGTAGTTGATAAAAACACAATAAAACTTTCAAGAAGCAGATCTAACATTTATAATAACAATTATGTATCAGTTTCGGGAACAATATCAAATAATCTCTTAGAGTATACTCCCTTTGCATATCAAAAATTAGAACCTCAGAAGATAATTAGAAAAATTTCTGATGCAGTAAATGATGAGAATGATCATGAAACTGTTTCCGGATTAATAGGAGTTCTCGTAAATGGAGTAGAGATTTTAAATTATAAATCTAATGATTTTGTGTATTACGGTGCTATAGAAGAAATTGATGTAACTTCTGGTGGATCAAATTATGATGTTATCAATCCACCAGTTCTTGAAGTTACTGATGTTGTTGGATCTGGCGTATCTGCATATTGTGAAATTCAAGGAAACCTCGAAAGAATAGAAATCGTTGATGGTGGTTTTGATTATGTTGAAAACCCAATTATTACCATCACTGGAGGAAATGGAACTGGAGCAGTAGCAAAACCAAATTTAGTTACTATTAGTCATTCAGTATCTTTCAACTCTATTGAAAGTGCTGGACTTGTAAATCTAACTAATAATACTGTATCTTTTTCAACGCATCACAAATTTAGAGATGGTGAGATAGTCATATATGATACTGATGGTCAAACATCGGTTGGTGGACTTTCAACAGATTCTCCATATTATGTTTCTGTTCAAGATTCATTTACGGTCAAATTTCACAAAACTTTTTCGGATGCAATATCTGAAGTCAATGTCATTGATTTAACCTCTTATGGGGTTGGTAATCATGCAGTAAAATCTGCAAATCCCAAAAAAATAATAGGATCTATTTCCATTGAAAATTCTGGAAGTGGGTATAAAAATAGAAAGGTAACCGTTTCATCATCTGGAATTAACACTTCTTCAAATACTATTACGGTAAAAAATCACAGATTTAAAAGTGGTGAACTAGTATATTATACTCCAGGAACATCATCCATTGAAGGACTTTCCCAAGGATCTTATTATCTTACCAAAATAAATGACAACGACTTTAAGTTGTCTCAAGTTGGTTTTGGATCTACATCTTCGGATTTTTATTACAGAAGTTCTCAATATATTGATTTAAAATCAACAGGATCTGGAATTCAATCTTTTAATTATCCAGAAATTCAAGTTACAGTTTCTGGATCTATTGGAGTTTCTACTAAAACTGATCAAGATTTTAATGCAATAATCCAACCAATTTTTAGAGGAGAAATTGCTTCAGTATTTGTGGAAGATGGTGGAGTCGGTTATGGATCTTCAGAAATTTTAAATTACAATAGACAACCTTCATTTACATTAAATTCTGGATCTGGAGCTCAACTTCAAGCAATAGTTTCAAATGGAAGAATATCAGAAGTAGTGATACTTAATTCCGGATCTGGATATAATTCTCCACCAACATTAACAGTTGATGGATCTGGATCTGGAGCTATTTTAATCCCAGTGCTGTCCAGTGGAGTAATAACAGAAGTTAAAGTAGTTGCAGGTGGATTTGGATATACATCCGCAGACACTTCAATTACTGTTATTGCGGCAGGTTCTAACGCACAATTTAGAGCTACTCCTAAAATATGGACGATCAATTTATTTGAAAGACTTTTACAAAATAAACAAATAACTGACGATGACGGTGTAATAACAAAGGGAACTAATCAGTCATTTGGTCTTCAATATTCCCACTTATATGCTCCAAGAAAATTAAGACAGTCGGTATTGGGAAGTAAAGTCGTTGATGGAGTAACAATATATTCACCAGATCTTAGATTTGAAAATGGAAAAGAAGTTTTATCAGACACACACTCTCCAATAATTGGATGGGCATATGATGGAAATCCAATCTACGGTCCTTATGGATATTCGTCACTTACAGGAGGATCTGTAAGACTGATGAAATCTGGATATGAATCATCTATTCAAACAGATAGACCAGATCCAGTTAATTCTTTCGGTAATAGAATTTACCCCGATGGATTTTTTGTAAATGATTTTTCTTACAAAAAATCCGGAGATTTGGACGAATTTAACGGTAGATTCTGCATCACTCCAGAATTTCCAGATGGAATTTATGCATATTTTGCAACTATAAACACTGAATCTTTAGAATCATCTCCGCCATTTAGAAACTATAGAAAACCAGAATTTCCATATTTTGTTGGAAATAAATTTAAATCAAAACCAATAGATTATAATTTTGATAGATATTCAAATCAAGATGATGTCGATTTGAATTCTACAGATTACGTTAGAAATACCACTCCATATAACTTAAATTATGAAAATTCATCATACGATTTTCTAGTTAATCAAAATAAAATACAAAGTCAAAATACTGAAATAGTTAGTGTATCTTCAGGTAAGATACAATCAATAGGCATTGTTACTGGTGGACTAAATTACCAAGTTGGTGATAACTTAATTTTTGATAACTCAGAAACTGGTGGAATTGGAGCAAATGCTAGTGTTTCGTTAGTTGCTGGTAAAGAAATATCTAATATCAGTATTGCTAGCACTAATGTTCCAAATGTAGAGTTTGTCCCCACTAATCTTAATGGATATTTTATTGGATTTGCAACTTCTCCACATAATCTAAAAAATTATGACATCATCTCAGTTAGTGGATTGAATACAACTGGAACAAATCTTCAATCTTTATTCGTTGTAGGTATATCTACAGATTCATTTGCACTCAAAACAGATATTCCAGAAAGTTCAGTTACTGGAATCATAACTTATTTTAGTATAACTGGAAATTTATCTTATCCAAATATTAGAGAAAATGATATTTTAGGAATAGGAACTGAAAAAGTAAAAGTTCTTAATATAGACCCAGAATCTTCAAGAATAAAAGTTTTAAGAGAATATGATGGAACTGTCGGTTCTTCACACACCGGTTCATCACTACTAGTAGAAGAACCAAGAAAATTTTATTTTAGTTCCAAAATAGTAAATACACCATATCAATACGAATACACTAAAGAATTTTATTTTGATCCAAACGAAACAGTTGGAGTTGGCACTACAAGTGGAGTTGGAATAGGATATATATTATCTTTTTCAAATCCTGGTGTTGGGTTAACTCAAATTTTCATTCCAACAAAGTCACTTTATATTCCAAATCACAACTTAAATACTGGAGATGAATTAGTTTACAATACAAATGGTGGTGGATCCATTGCTATTTCTACAGATGGTATTTCAAACTTTGCATTAACAAATGGTCAAACAGTTTATACTGCAAAAATATCAAATGATTTGATTGGAATATCAACTTCAAAAGTAGGTTTAGGAACTAATGGATCTTTTGTTGGCATTGATAGTAGTGTATTTGTAAATATACTTTATTTTACTGGTATTGGAACAGGAGATAATCATAGCTTTACAACAAACTCTCAAAATATTTTGAAAGGTATTGTTAACAAAAATTATGTCAATGTGTCTACAGCATCTACTCATGGATTAAAAATCTATGATAGAGTCTTTATGGAAGTTCTTTCTGGAATAACAACAACTGTTTATATCCAGTATAATGATTATCATAGAAAGTTAGTTGTCAATCCAAAGAATTTCTTATCTGCAGATGTTGATATCTTAGATAACTCAATTACCATAGAGAATCATGGTTTCGTAACGGGAGAAAAGGTATTACACACGTCAGCATCTCCTTCTGGTGGTTTAGATTCAAATGGAATATATTACGTTTATGTCGTTAGTGATAATAAATTCAAGTTGTGCAATACTATAACTGATTCCACAAAAGAAAATCCAATTGTTGTTGATATTACTAGTGCTTCTTCAGGAACTATTTCTAAAATAAATCCACCAATAGCACTTGAAAGAAATAAAACTGTCATCTTTGATCTTTCAGATTCTTCACTGTCATTTGAAAATAATTCTATTTCATATTCTGCTTTTGATTTTAATATTTACAGTGATTATAGATATAAAAATGAGTTTTATTCTAGTAGTTCAAATAATACCTTTGAAGTTGTTAAGAATGGTACAGTGGGAATTAGTACAGATGCTAGACTTACATTAAAAGTATCAGATTCTTTACCGAAAACTTTATATTATAATCTGAGTCCAATAAATCCAGATTTGAATATTGATATCAAAAAGCAAATTTCAACTGACAATGAAAATATTAAAAATAATAATTCATTAATTCTAGTTTCTAATATTTTAAATAAAGATCATCTATTAACCGGAATTGGATCAACTACATTTACTTTCAGTGTAACAGAAAGTCCAAGTGAATCGATTTATACTCAAAATGATGGAATAATTAGATATTCAACAAATTCTAATACTGCTTATGGTTCAATTTCATTAGTAAATGTAAATTCTGAGGGAAGAGAGTATAAAAAATTACCAGGAATTTTTGGGGTTTTATCCGTTTATGGAAATGGTGCAATTCTTATACCAGAAAGTACTTCCATTGGAAAGATTTTAAACACTAACATACAAGATATTGGATTTGATTATTCTTCAGATAAGACTTTAAGACCACAGACTCAAGTTCCACAAATATTAAGAGTTGAACCATTTTATTCATTTAATAAAATTGGAATAAGTTCGGTTGGAGTTAATTATTTGACTGCACCCAACTTAATTGTTTTGGATGGAAAAACAAATCAAAGAATAACTGATGTTGATATTAGATATAATCTTGGTGATGATGAAGTAAAAATATTTAAAAATACTGAATCATTAAACAACAGAATTCCAACTATAATACCAATCAACAATTCAAATGGAATTCCCATTTCATCGGTATCATTCAATAATTCAACTAAGGATGTAACTGTTTCACTTGGTGTAAGTTTTAGTTCAATTAACGATTTTCCATTTGAAGTCGGTGAATCTATTTTTGTCGAAAATATTAGTGTTGGAATTGATAACACTGTTAAAGGATATAATTCTGCAAATTATAATTATTCATTCTTTACTATTACTCAAAGAGATCCAAATATTGGAGGCGCAAATGCTACTATAACCTATAATCTATCAGAGTACTTACAACCAGGAGAGATTGTTGGAACTTATGATTCTATAAATTCTGCAGGAAGAGCAATTCCAGTAAAACACTTTCCAATATTTGATATTTCAATAGTATCAAACAACTTCTTTAAAAATGAAATTGTATCTTCAAATTCTGCATCGGGTAGTGTTAATTCTTGGGACAATAGAAATGGTTACTTGAAAGTTTCTTCAAATAAAAATTTTGTTATAGGCGAAACTATTATAGGATCTTCTTCAAAAACTATTGCAAATATAGTTTCCATTTTTAATCTAAGTTCAAATTATTCTGTAGATTCTTCTTCTATAGTTAAGAAGGGTTGGGTTACTGAAACTGGATTTTTAAATAATAGTTTGCAAAGATTGCATGATAATGATTATTACCAATATTTCTCGTATTCACTCAAATCAAAAGTTGAATATGAAGATTGGAATAATGCAGTAAGTTCGTTAAATCACACTGCAGGATTTAAAAAGTTTAGTGATTTGATTGTAGAATCTGAAGATTTAGAAAATGTTGGAATTAACACTGATCAAAATCTTGGAGACTTTGTTGGAATTTCTGATTTAATTTCAGTTATTGATCTTAATTGTGTCAATGATTTTGATCTGGCAACAGAGAGAACTTTAAATATAGATTCTTCAATTTATTCAGATGAAATAATATTCAAGTCAAGAACACTTCAAGATTATCTTGAATCAATTGGAAATCGTGTTTTAATAATTGATGATATAAGTGGAGAATTTAATAGCAATCCAAGACCTGAAATATACAGTTCTGCCGACTTGTTCCTTTTAGAATCTGCAAGAAGTAAAAAATATATTACTTATGCAATTGATAAGAGATTTACTGGTGAAAGACAAATACTTTTAGTAACCTTATTGCACAACAACAGTGTAGGTTTCTTGAATCAATATGGTAGAGTCGAAACATCTTTAGATCTTGGTTCTTTCGATTTTAATGTTGTTGGATCTGAAGGACAACTTTTATTCTATCCAAATAAGTACTTAGTAAATGATTATAATTTAAGTTTAGTTGCATATAATATCGAAGATTCTATCGCAGGTATTGGATCAACTGATCTTGGCGATACTGTAAAAATATCAAGTAGCACCAAAACCATACCTTCAGGTACGAGTTCATCAACTACAATTGTTGGTATTGCATCGACTTATAGATCATCCAAGATATTGGTTCAGTATGGTGCAGTTGATAATTCGTATTTTGAATATGATGAATTGACGGTTATTCATGATGGAACTAATGTTGAACTTCTAGAGTATGGTCAACTATCAACAGATTCATTATTACCTCCAGCATCACCTGGACTTGGAACATATAGTGCTTATTTGTCAGGATCTGATTTAAATATTGACTTTACTCCTAATGTTGGATTAGGTGTCACATATACAGTTAATACACTTAGAATTTCTATAGCAAATACATCATCTACTGGTGTATCGACTTCTACTTTGAATACTACTATTTTAGATTCTAGAATAACATCCATTGCATCTAGTGTATCACCAGTAGCAAATATAGTTTCCGAATACTCAAATGATTATTCTTGTGCTTATTATGTTGCAAGTATAGAAGATACTACCAATGGTAAATATCAAATTTCTGAAATTGTTGTTGCTGATGATGGAACAACTCCATCGATAACTGAATTTGGCATTTTACAAACCAACAATAACTTAGGAGATTTTGACTGCACAATATCTGGAGGAAAAACACAATTAACCTTTACACCAATTGCAAATATTGATGTTCAAGTAAGAATCTTCCAAAATGCTTTGCGATTAGTTGATACAACAGGTAAAAATACTTCTATAGATTTTAATAATGCATCCATAAATTCTGCATTTGGAGAATATACTGGAACGGAGACAGATATTCGACGTTCATTTAACCTTACTCATAAACAATTACCTATTTTTGAAAGATACTTTGTTGGAAGTGCATCAACAATTGTTGATGTTGCAAATAACCTAATTACAATTCCAAATCATTTTTTTGTCACTGGTGAAGAACTGACTTATAGTTACTCTGGTGCTGGAACAACTCAAGCAATTGGAATAGCAACAACATCCATTATTGGATTAGGAATAACTGATAAACTTCCACAAACTGTATACGTAGTTAAGATTGACGATCTTTCAATAAGACTTGCTTCTTCTGCAGAAAATGCACTCAGAAACGTTCCAAGTCCACTTACCATAACATCTGTAGGTATTGGTACTTTACACTCATTTACATCAAAAAAACAAAACTCTAGAGTCATCATTGGAATAGACAATGTAATACAATCACCCATTGTTTCTACTACAATCACAACTACTTTATCCCAAGAAGCATTAGTAACTGATGATACAGTTACATTATCTGGAATAACATCTATTTTTGGAGGCGACTTATTAAAGATAGATGATGAAATCATGCGAGTTAATACTGTAGGATTTGGAAGTACTAATATCATCTTAGTACAAAGACCTTGGATGGGCACCGGAATTTCGACTCATCCAAATGGATCTTTAGTGACTAAAGTTAGTGGTGACTACAATATTGTAGATAATACAATTAACTTTATTACCGCACCATATGGTCCAGTACCTATAGGAACAACAACCAATAGTCCTGATGAAGTTGATTATGTTGGAATAACAACTCATTCTACTTTTAGTGGAAGATCTTTTATGAGATCTGGGATTCCAAATACCTCTGATGAACCTTATACTCACAACTACGTCTTTGATGACATTTCCTCTCAGTTTACTGGATATTCTACATCATTTAATCTGAAATCTTCAGATTCAAATGTAACTGGATTCTCTACTGACAATGCAATTGTTCTTGTCAATCAAATATTCCAAGGACCCAAAAAAGTTCTTGGTGGAGTTGATATTGGAGACTATGATTTAGAAGAGAATGTCGGCATTACTAGTATCCAATTTACAGGATCAATATCATCAACATCCTATGACATAAACACGTCTAATGTTCCTATCGGTGGAGTCATCGTTTCTGTTGGATCTACTGCAGGATTTGGTTATCAACCTTTAGTGTCTGCAGGAGGAACAGCTGTAGTTTCTGGTTTAGGGACTATTTCATTAATTAGTATTGGTAATAGTGGTTCTGGATACAGATCTGGTATTCAAACTGTTGTAAATGTTGGTATTGCTACTTCAAGCACTGGAACTCCAAATATTGAATTTATAGGAACTGCTGCAGTAAGTAATGGTCATATTGTAAGTGTTGCTATTACAAATCCTGGAGCAGGATATACTTCAACAAATCCACCTATTGTAATTTTTGATGACCCACTCTCATATTCCAGTATTCCACTGATTTATAGTTCATCATCAACTCCAGGTTTTGGTACTGGAGCAGTGGCAAATATCGTCGTTGGTCAAGGTTCTAGTGTAATTGATTTTGAGATTACAAATCTTGGATATGGTTACGGTCAGGGCGAAATTCTAACAATTGGTATTGGCGGAACTGTTGGAATTCAAACAGATACTTCTTTATCATTTGAAGAATTCCAAATTACTATTGATAGAACATATACCGACAGTTTTGCTGGATGGTCTCTGGGAAGTTTATTAATTATAGATCCATTAGATTCTCTGTTTGACGGAATCACTGTATCATTCCCAATTAAAGTTGATGGAAATCAAAAGACCATTAGAGCAAGAAGAGGATCTCCTATAGATGTTGAAGCAACTTTATTGGTCTTTATCAATGATATATTACAAGTTCCCGGTCAAGGTTATATCTTTAATGGGGGAAGTTTTATTACATTTACGGAACCACCAAAGTCTGGTGATACTTCAAAAATTTTATTCTATCAAGGAACATCATCTGTTGACGTTTTAGATGTTGATATTCTTGAAACCATAAAGATTGGTGATGATGTTAGATTAAATGATGATGATATTAGATTTAAAGAAGATGAAAGAGTTGTAACAAAGATTAATTCATCGGATAGTATTGAAACAAACATTTATGCTGGTCCTGGAATTTCCATCAATCAAAATTATGAAAGACCCTTGATTTGGTGCAGACAAACCGAAGATAGATTTATAGATGGATCTGCAGTTGCTAAAGATAGAATTCTTTACGAACCTTTGATTTATCCAAACACAAGATTGATTCAGTCAGTTGGAGTTGGATCTACGGTTATTTTTGTTGAAAGTGTTAAGACTTTCTTTGATAGTTTGAAAGAAAATTCAACAAGTCAAGATAAGATCATAATCTTATCTCAGGATAGTATTGTTGGAGCATCAGCAACTGCAATTGTTTCTATTGCAGGAACAATTAGTTCAATTTCTATCACTAATGGAGGAATTGGATACACCTCTGCTCCTACAGTAACTGTATCAAATCCAGTGGGTCTTGGTTCAACTCAAGCATGTATTGCAGTCTCTTCTATCACATCTGGAATTGTAACTTCCATAGTAATCACTTCACCTGGAACTGGGTATACAACATCAAACCCACCATCAGTCTTGATAGAAGAACCTAAGATTTCTGGTTATGTTGAAGAGATATCTTCTGTTGAATATACTGGTGATTTTGGAATTATTTCTGGAATTTCCACCACTTCAATTGGAGTTGCATCTACAGGAATAACATTTGATTTTGTAATTCCAGAAAATTCCTTCCTTAGAGATAATTCTATCGTTGGAACTGGAATAACTATTAGTGGTATTCAAACTGGTTATTACTTTGTAGTTTACAATTCTAACATTGGAAGTGGAGTTACTTCACTTAGACAAGATGCATCCATTGTTGGTGTAGGAACTTCTTTCTTGGATAATATTTACGAAGTATCTGCAGTATCAATTGCCCAAACAGATGCAATTGGATTTGGAGTTACTTATGTTGCCAAGGTAACAGTTAGTGTTGAAAACTACAATGGATTAACTGGTACTGGTTATAGCAGTTTCTTTGGTGAATATAGTTGGGGAAGAATTTCTGTTTCAACTAGACTGGATCCAAAAACATTTACATCATACAACAATGCACTTTCTGGAGTATCAACATCACCAATAGTCTTAAGATACAATCCACTGAAATATCTAAATTATAACTAATAAATAGATAAAAAACTCATAAAATGTCAGCAATTATAACTGATCAATTAAGAATACTAAATGCGAAGAATTTTGCTTCTGCAGCAACTTCTTCCACAAATTCTTATTATTCATTTGTAGGTCTTCCTAACGCAACTGATTATTCTTCTAGTTGGGATCAAAATCCTCCTGCACCAAAAGATTCTTTTGAACAGGAGGATGACTATTGGGATACTATGATTGCTCTGAAAAAAATTGGAGAAAGTGATATTCGCCAAGTGATTAGAAAAATCACCTGGACTTCAGGAACTACCTATGACATGTATCGTCATGATATCAGCAGAACAAATACATCAAAACCATCTGGAGCAACTAGTTTATATTCGGCAAATTATTATATTGTAAATGAAGATTATAGAGTTTATATCTGCCTCCAAAATGGAACCGATCCAGAAAATCCAACAGGAAGACCATCATTAGATCAACCAACTTTTACAGATCTTGAACCAAGAACTGCAGGTGATAGTGGTGATGGATATGTATGGAAGTATCTTTATACCATCAAACCAAGTGAACTGGTGAAGTTTGATTCGACAAACTTTATGCCTGTTCCAAATAACTGGGCAACAAATTCAACGGATGCAGCAGTAAGAAACAATGCAGCATCTAGTGGTCAGTTAAAAATTGTAACCATTACAAATCGTGGTGTTGGACTTGGAACTGCAAATAGAACTTATACTAGAGTTCCAATCAAAGGTGATGGTTCTGGAGCAGAAGCAACTGTTGTTATTAATAATGATTCTAAAGTGGAATCTGTAACAATATCCAAAGGTGGATCTGGATACACTTATGGAACTGTTGATTTAGTATCCGGAAACGTCCCAACTGGTTCCACATCTCCAGTCTTTAATGTAATTATTCCTCCTCACGGTGGTCATGGTGCAGACATTTATAGGGAACTTGGTGCATATAATGTTTTAGTTTATTCTAGAATTGAAAATGATACAGAAAATCCAGATTTTATTACTGGAAACCAAATAGCAAGAGTTGGAATTGTCGAAAACCCACAATCATTTGGTTCATCAACCACATTAACATTAGATAAAGCAAGTGCAGCATATGCAGTTAAATTGACTGGAATTGGATATAGTACCGCCACATTTACTGCGGATAGCACAGTTACTCAAACAATTGGTATTGGTTCCACTGCGGTTGGTAGAGTCATTTCATATGACCAAAATACTGGTGTTTTAAAGTATTGGCAGGATAAGAGTTTAGTTGGATTCAATACTGATGGGTCATTGAAAACAAATCCAACATATGGATTCCAACTTAATAGATTTACTGCAACTCCATCCACTGGAGGATCGGTTAATATAATTGGTGGTAGTGCAACTTTGGGTATTGATACAAATTTTACAGGTATATCTACCCAAATAAATAATAGAACATATTACCTTGGACAGTCATTTACCAATGGTGTTTCTAATCCAGAAGTTAAAAAGTATTCTGGAAATATAATTTATGTAGATAATAGACCTTCAATTACTAGGTCTATTAATCAAAAAGAAGATATTAAAGTTATTTTGCAATTCTAAGGAATCATGCCACAGGAAACTAACCTCAACGTCTCACCCTACTTTGATGATTTTGACCCGTCAAAAAATTATCATAAGGTTTTATTTAAACCAGGATATCCTGTTCAAGCAAGAGAATTAACAACTATCCAATCGATTCTCCAAGATCAAATTGAAAAGTTTGGAAATCATGTTTTCAAGGAAGGGGATTCTGTAACAGGTGGTGGCATTCACTATGCAAATACCTTTAACTCAGTATTAATTGAAAGGTCTTTTTCTGGAATTTCAGTATCTAATTATCTTTCAGACTTACTCAATAAAGTTGTTATTGGTTCAGTTTCTGGAGTAAGAGCAAGAGTAAAAGCATATCTGAATAGATCCGCTTTTCCAGGAGAACCTTATACTCTTTATGTAAATTACTTAGAAACTTCAAACGATAATGATAAATTTCTCAATGGAGAATCTCTAATCATTGAGAATGGTTTATCGAATGACACAATAACAATTCAACCGAATGAAGGTATTGCAACTATTTTACCAGAAAATGCACTATCTACAGGGTCTGCAGTAACTTTAACTTCTGGTGTTTACTATATTCGTGGGTACTTTATTGATCTGCCAGAACAGACAATAATTCTTGAACCATATAGCAGCATTCCATCATACAGAGTTGGTTTAGAAGTATTTGAAGAAATTGTAAATTCTGATTCTGATAGTACTTTAAATGATAATGCAAAAGGATTTTCAAATTATACTGCACCTGGAGCTGATAGGTTAAAGATTAGAGCATTTCTTACCAAGAAACCCATTGATGATGGCATTAAGTATAGTAACTTTATTGAGTTGATGGTTATTCGTGATGGTGAAATCACTCAGGTAAGAAAAAATACTGAATATAATGAATTAGCAAAGGAATTTGCTAGAAGAACTTACGACGAATCTGGAGATTATTATGTAATTCCCCCAGGAATACAAGTAAAAGAAACTTTAAATAATTTAAAAGGCAATAAAGGAGTATTTTTTGAAAACCAAACAACTTACAACAATAATGTTCCAAGTGATAATCTCGGAACTTATGCGATAAGTCCAACCAAAGCTTACGTTCAGGGATACGAAGTAGAAAATATTAGTCCAATATATTTGGATTTTCCGAAACCAAGAACTACCAAAACACTTCAAGATCAAAGTATTAATTATTTGACGGGACCAACATATTCACTAAACAGAGTGAGTGGTTCTCCGATTATTGGAATTTCAACTTCATATACTGTAAGTTTAAGAAGTGATAGAATTGGTGCAACAGCAACATCATCCTCAGGTAAAGAAATTGGTCTTGCTAGAGTTTATGATTTTGCATTAGAATCTGGTTCATATGATTCTACAAATCCAGATACAAATGTTTGGGATGCATCATTCTATGACATTCAAACCTATACAGAGATAACACTGAATGAACCAATTACATTATCAACACCAACTCATATTAAAGGTAATTCCAGTGGTGCTGTAGGATTTCTCAGATATTCGGTAACAAATTCCGGAATTATAACAGCATATAACACTAAAGGATTTTTTGCTGTTGGAGAAAGTTTTATATTTGATGGTATAGAAAACAATAGAGTATCTACTGCGATAACTTCATACTCCACCAGTGATGTAAAATCAGTTTATGGAATTGTTGGAACTGCTTCAACATTCAACGCGGATGTAATTCAATCTACCTTGAATCAAATTGGACTTGTTAATATTAGTGCATCTAGTGGTGGTGTTAGCACAGTAACAAGTGCAGATTTATCAAAATATTTCGTTGGAATTGCAACTGTTGGAAACATTGTTGCATATTCAAATCCCGGATTATCAGTTCCAACTTTTTCAAAAGTAACATCAGTATCACAAAATTCAATTGTAATTTCTGGGATAACAACAGTTTCTGGAGTTTGTGATGGTGGTCTCCCAACAACCACAATTAATCCCAGCGACTTTAGAGTATTAACCTCCAAATTCCAGTCTTCTGTAGATAATACCTTATACACAGCACTACCAAAGAGAAATGTTGCTTCTATAGATTTAACAACATCCGATTTACCAATTAGAAAACAATTTGACGTAACAATTACATCAAGTTCTACTGGAGCAATAACATCAGGATCTGCTGACGAGACTTTCTTACCCTTTGATGAAGAAAGATATGTTCTTATTAGATCTGATGGAACTACAGAACCTTTAAGTTCTGATAAGTTTGTATTTACCAGTGGTGGGGCAACATTAACAATTAATGGATTGGGAACAGATAGTCCTGCAAAATTGATTGCGACTTTAAGAAAAACTAATGTAAAGTCAAAAATTAAAAATAGAAATAGAGTTAAGACTATAGTAGTTGAAAAATCCAAATATTCACAATCAGGTATTGGTGCATCTACTTTAAATGATGGACTGACTTTTGGTTCTGGATATGGGACTAGAGTTCAAGATGAAGAAATTTGTCTTTTAGTTCCAGACGTTTTTAAGATTCATGGAGTTTTTGAATCAAGTGGAACTTCTGATGCATCACTACCAACATTAACTTTAACATCTTTAAGTGGTCCAACAAATAAAACAGGTGATCTTTTAGTTGGAGAAGAATTTGTTGGAAAAGATAACAAATTTGTTGGACTTTATGCTGGAAAAGTTGATGATCTAACAATCAATTTTATATCATTAAATTCAAATAATTTTGTGACGGGTGAAGTAATTACATTTAAGGAATCTGGCATAACTGCAGTAATAACTGACAGTAGCATCGGTGATAATAATATCACTTCAAACTTTACATTTGATAATGGACGAAGAGATACAATCTATGATTATTCTAGAATAATCAGAAAACCATCTTCTAAAGAACCAACAAGAAGATTGAAAATTGTATTTGAGTATGCAGATTTTTCATCTTCAGATACTGGAGATATCACTACAGTAAATTCTTATGAACAGTTTGATTATTGTGACTTACCATTTATTAATTCTATAAGAACATCAGATATTATTGACATTAGACCAAGAGTATCCGAGTTTACTTCATCAACATTGTCTCCATTTGAATTCCAAGCAAGAGACTTTACTTCACAAGGAAATTCTGCCTCAAATGTTCTTGCATCAGACGAATCTATTCTTTTAGATTATTCATTCTATCTACCAAGAATTGATAAAATTTTCTTGAGCAAAGATGGAGTATTCCAATTAGTAAATGGAACACCAGAAGAAACTCCACTACCTCCAAATATTATCGAAAACACCTTAGAGGTTGCAACTTTAACTTTACCAGCTTATCTCTGTGACATTGATGAAGTGAGTGTTAGTTTGAAACAGCACAAAAGATATAGAATGTCTGATATTAGTAATCTTGAGACTAGGATTAAGAATTTGGAGTTTTATACCTCACTTTCCCTTTTAGAATCTGATACGTCTAATCTTTATATTAGAGATGCTGATGGATTAAATAGATTTAAATCAGGTTTCGTTGTTGATGATTTCTCATCAACAACCTCACAAATTAAAAAGACAATTGTTAAAAATAGTATTGATGTTAAAAATTCCGAATTAAGACCTTCACACTACACCACAGAACTTGATTTGGTTCTTGGATCAAATGCTTTAATTGGAATTGGAACAGCTGCAAGTCCACAAATTGATCAAAGATTTGTTACAGATCTAGACGGCGTTGGTGTAAGAAGAACTGGTAGGGTTTTAACTCTTGAATATGGTGAGGTTCAATATATATCTCAACCATTTGCAACAAGAGTTGAAAATGTAACTCCATTCTTAGTCAATTATTACTATGGAACAATTGAACTTAATCCATCATCTGATGTTTGGGTAGATACTACAAGACTTTCGGCAAAAACAACATCTGTTGAGGGAAATTACAACTCAACTATTTCTCAGTTAACTGCTGGTGGATTTGATCCTCAAACTGGATATGGTCCTGTAACTTGGGGATCTTGGGAAACCACTTGGACTGGAGAGAATGTTAAAAATTATTCTGAGGAGTCTTGGGTAGGAACGCTTGGAACTAGAACAGACTTTCAAACAGTTACAAAAACCGGAACAAAAACCAGAACTGGAACAAGACAAATATTCAAAGAAACGTTTGATAATATCAGTCTTGGAGATTCTGTAGTAAGCACACAGTTAATTCCTTTTGCAAGATCTAGAAATATTGAGTTTATCTCAAAGAGATTAAAACCAATCACAAGAGTTTATGGTTTCTTTGATGGAATTGATATTAGTCAATATATTGTTCCAAAGTTGATGGAAATAAGTATGGTTTCTGGATCTTTCCAGGTCGGAGAAACTGTAAAGGGAGAAGTTCAAAATGGACCATCTATAACCTTTAGAGTTGCTCAACAAAATCATAAGTATGGTCCATACAATAATCCAACTGACGTATATACGAACAACCCATACGATAGAAATCAAACCGTACCAGGTTCATACTCTTCAACTTCAACTTTAATCAACGTTGATACATTTAGTTTGTCCGAAAAGGTTCAAAATCAATTCTTTGGTTATATTCAAGTTGGAATGAAATTAAAGGGACAAACAAGTGGAGCTCAAGCAACTATATCTAATATTAGATTAGTTACTGATAATGTAGGAACTGTAATGGGATGTATCTATATTCCAGATCCAAACATCGACACTAATCCCAAATTTGAATCCGGAACTAAACTTTTTAGACTTACTAGTAGCAATACAAATGCACAAATTCCAGGATTTGTTTCCACTAGTGCGGAAGAAAGGTTTGAATCCAAAGGATCTTTAAATAAAGTTCAAGAAAATATTCTTTCTGTTAGAAGTGTTAGATTCGAAACTAAGTCCCAACAAGAGTCTAATTCTACAAGCACAACTAATACTTCAGTTGTTGGAGTCACTCTGGTTGGAACTCAACAACCACCAATACCAGGACCACCAGGACCACCAGGACCACGAGGTGAGAGAGGTATCCAAGGTATTCAAGGACCACAAGGTGAGAGAGGACCACAAGGTGAGAGAGGTATCCAAGGTGAGAGAGGTATCCAAGGTATTCAAGGAGCAACAGGAGCAACAGGAGAAACAGGAGCAACAGGAGCAACAGGAGCAACAGGAGCAACAGGAGCAACAGGAGCAACAGGAGCAACAGGAGAAACTATTACTATTTTCCCTCCACCACCACCACCGCCGCCAGAGCCAGCTGGACAAGAAATTTTTGTTCCGGTCACTGCAGTAACTGAAGATACTGTGGATCCAGGTTCATCAAATGTTGACCAATTTGTACTAAAATCTGTCCAGCAGGCATATGTTGATTATCTTGGAAGAAGACCAGAAACTGGTGGAGAACAATATTGGTCTACTACAAGATTTAATGAACTTAGGGCACAGGGAAAAACTGTTTTAGATGCTGTTAGTCAAATTCAAACAGAAATTGCTAATGAACCAGAAGCAACCATCCTCGGAAAAGGAGTAATTGCTCAACAACAACCAGCTTATCAAATCTCTCAGACTGTTACAACTCCAGGAACTACTTTAACTAGTCGAGCAGTTTCTTCTGGAACAATTACTCAAACTAATGCAGATAGTGCTCTTGTTGCTGCTGCTTATCAAAAATTCCTTGGAAGGGAAGCTGCCCCACAAGAAATTAATAATTGGTTGGGAGAAGCTTCTGCGGGAAGAGTGCAGGGTGTTCGTGGTATTTTAGAAAGTATTAAAATTATTGCTGAACGAGATTTTGGTTATGGTAAGAGTTCTTGTATATTAGATCCACTTGCACAGTCATTCTTCATTGAAGATAAATCTGGAATTTTTGTTACTTCTATTGATTTGTTCTTCAGATCAAAAGATGAAACATTACCTGTCATTGTACAATTACGTCCAATGAAACTTGGACTTCCTACTGAACAAATATATCCTTTTAGTGAAGTTGTAATTGACGCAAAATACGTAAATGTTTCTGAAGATGGTAGTCTTAAGACAAGAATTGTATTCGAATCTCCAGTTTATCTTACCGGAGAACAGTATCATTCTCTGGTTGTTCTTTCAACAAGTAATGAATATACAATTTGGATTTCAAGACTTGGTGAAATAGATATTTCTACCGCAAATCAGGCAGAATCTAGACAAGTTGTTGTTACATCACAACCGACACTTGGATCTCTGTTTAAATCTCAAAATGGTTCAACTTGGAATGCAAGTCAATATGAGGATATTAAGTTTACATTAAATCGTGCAGTATTTACGAGTAGCGGAAATGTCAACTTCTATAACCCTGTTCTTGATATTGATAGTGATCAGACACCATTCTTACTTAAAGATGCTTTAGAACTTTCTTCCAAGAAAATTCGAGTTGGGTTGGGATCTACAGTACAAGATTCTGGACTTACTTTAGGAAATACGATAACTCAATTGGGTTCAAATGCTAGTGGAATTTATGTTGGTTCCGCAGGAACTGCTACTGGACCTTTAACTATAACCAATTCCGGTATAGGATATACACCTTCATCTGGTTCTACAGTATATTCCAATGTTTCTTTGACAAATATTACTGGATCTGGAAGAGATGCAACAGCAAACATTACAATTAGTAATGGTGTTGCAATTGCAGCTACAATTTCTAATGGTGGAACTGGTTATTCAGTTGGTGACGTATTAACAGCAACTCAAATCGGAATTACATCTCTTGGAAGAAATCTTAGACTTTCAGTTACTGATATAACTGGAATTAATGAACTTGTTTTGGATAATGTTCAGGGAGATTTCTTAGTTGGTGCTGGTGGGACTGTAAGATATACCAACAATTTGGGAGTAACAACAACCTTAAATGCAAGCACTGGTGGGAATGTCTTGATTCCAGTAGCACCAACTGTTGTTACTGATGGTTTGCATATCAAGGTAAATCAAAAAAATCATGGTATGCACTCAACTCTCAATAGAGTCCAAATATCAAATGTTATCAGTGATGTTACTCCAACAAAACTGATTGCAGATTATGAATCAACCTCAACTTCAACTATACTTATTGCAGATTCTACAAACTTTGGAACATTTGAAAATGTTGGGGTTGGAACAACAAATCCAGGTTATGCAAGAATTGGTCAAGAAATTATTTCTTACACTGGAGTTTCTACCAATTCACTTATTGGAATCACAAGATCTGTTGATTCAACTCTTGCATTTAATTACACTACAGGAGATTTTGTTTACAAATATGAGTTAGATGGTGTTTCTCTGAGAAGAATTAACAAAGTTCATAATCTCTTAGATTCAACAGTGTCCGATTCTATTGATCTTGATTATTATAACATTAAACTGGATATGTCAACAAATGGAATCGATAGATCAGTTGGAACAAGTTTACCAAAACTTTATCTGAATGAAACCAAATCTACTGGTGGAAATAAGATTAAGTCCACAGAAAACATTCAATATGAGGTTATAACTCCAATAGTCGAAAATATAACTCCTGCAGGAACAAATATTAGTGCTTCTATTAGAACAATAGGTGGAACAAGTGTTAATGGTTCCGAAATTTCCTTTACCGATAAAGGGTTTGAAAATATTACTCTGAAAGGAGTAAATTACTTAAGTTCTCCAAGATTGATTGCTTCCAGAGTCAATGAGACAAATTCACTGACAACTTTACCCGGAAACAGATCCTTTACAATGGAATTGAACCTCAATACCACAAACCCCTCACTATCTCCTGTTGTTGACTTGCATCGTGTTGCAATGATCCTCACTTCCAATAGAGTCAATCAACCAATCACAAATTACATAACTGATAACAGAACTTCAGACATAATTAACGATCCTAATGCATTTGTTTATGTAATAAATCCAATTTCTCTTGAATCTCCCGCAACATCGATTAAACTCTATCTTTCTGCATATCTGAATGTCTATAATGATGTGAGAGCTTTCTACGCAATTGCAAAAGATTCATCTGAAGAATTAATTTATTATCCTTTCCCAGGATATTCAAATCTTCTTCAATCTGGTCAAGTTATCGATATCTCAAATAGTGATGGATCTTCAGACAAGTTTGTACCAAAATCCGACACTTTGGCATTGATTAGTGATCAAGCACAATTTACGGATATTGAGTTCACAATTGACAACTTGCCAACATTTAGATACTTTAGTGTCAAGATTGTTGGAACTTCAACAAATCAAGCATATCCACCTAGACTTAGAGATCTTAGAACTATTGCTCTCGCATAATTATGGATTACGCAAAAGTAGAGGGTCACGTAAATCTAGTACGTGACCAAAAAACAAAAGCAATTTTAAATACAGACATGAATGAATATAACAATTATATTGCACTTAGAAACTCAAAACAAAATGACTCAAATAAAATAAAAAATATTGAGGGTGAAATGGAAACTGTAAAGAATGAACTGGGTGAGATTAAGAGTTTACTAAAGGAGTTAATTAATGGATCCAGATAAAATTATTTTGGAAGACATCAATAAAATGTTTGAATATGAAAAACTTGCAAGAGACATAGATAGTATAGATAATATTGATATTTTGAGAAATTATTCAAAATCATATATCAAACTTTACTTAAAACAACAAGAAGTTGTATCTAAATTCTAATGGCAACTCACACAATTACCTTTGATCCAACCTCTGGTGTTGCTTACGGGGCAAATCTTGTAATTAACACGGGATCAACTTTTACTGATAGTTTTACCGTAAAAACTACATCAGGATCTGCTTTCAATTTTGATGGATGGACTGGTTCATCACAGATGGCAAAAAGTGTTTCTATTGGTTCATCGATGTATGCAGTAGCAACTTTTAATGTTGGTTTTACAAGTGCTGTTGAGGGTAAATTTAATTTATCATTGGGCAGCACTGCAACAAGATCTTTGAATGAAGGTAGATACGTATATGATGTTCTTGTAAGTTCTGGATCTACTGTTTATAGACTTGCAAGTGGAAATGCTTTAGTTATTTCTGGAATATCTTCTGCACCATAAATACCTTAAGGGGTAAATAGATAAATGGCACAACCATCCAGTAGACAAGAATTAATTGATTATTGCAAAAGGAAACTGGGTGCTCCAGTTCTGGAAATTAATGTTGCGGATGAGCAAATTGAAGACTTGGTAGATGACGCCATTCAGTTTTTTCAAGAAAGACATTTTGATGGAGTATACCCAACTTTTTTAAAATATCAAATTACCGAAGACGATATTAATAGAGGTAAGGCACAACCAACATCTGGAGTTGGAATTAGCACAATAACAGTAAACCATAATGTTGGACAAACTACTCAGTTTAATTTTTATGAAGGTGGAAATTATCTACAGATTCCACCTTCAGTAATTGGGGTAAATAAAATATTTCACTTTGATGGGACCAATACAATCACTAACAATATGTTTAGTGTGAAGTATCAGTTGTTCTTGAATGACATTTATTACTGGGGATCAACTGAACTTTTAACTTATGCGATGGTAAAAACTTACTTGGAAGACATTGAGTTTTTACTTACAACACAAAAACAAATTAGATTTAACAAGAGACAAGATCGTTTATACTTAGATATTGATTGGGATTCAGTGACTGCAGGCACTTACTTAATTATAGATTGTTACAGAACCTTAGATCCAAGTGATTATTCTAGAGTATGGAATGATTCATTTTTAAAGATGTATTTAACTTCTCTCATCAAAAAACAATGGGGACAGAATTTAATAAAATTCCAAGGAGTTAAACTTCCAGGTGGTATTGAATTGAACGGAAGACAAATTTATGATGATGCACAAAAAGAACTTGAAGATATTATGGAAAAAATGTCCAATACATACGAATTACCACCATTAGATATGATTGGATAATATGCTAAATCCATTTTTTCTTCAGGGATCAAAATCAGAACAGTCGTTAGTTCAAAGTTTAATTAACGAACAACTTCGCATGTATGGAGTTGAAGTTTATTATATTCCAAGAAGATACCTTACAGAAAAAACAATAATAAAAGAAGTCATTGAATCCAAGTTCGATAATGCGTATCCATTAGAAGCATATGTAGACACTTATGATGGGTATGAGGGTCAGGGAACTCTTCTTTCAAAGTTTGGTGTTCAACCATTAAATGATTTAAGTTTAATCATATCAAAAGAAAGATTTGAAACCTATATTTCACCACTGACAAAAAATATACCAGATATCAAACTGTCAACCAGACCAAAAGAAGGTGATTTAATTTGGTTTCCACTCGGAGATAGATTATTTGAAATTAAATTTGTTGAGCATGAAAAACCATTTTATCAACTCCAAAAAACTTATGTTTACGAACTAAGATGCGAATTGTTTAGATATGAGGATGAGGTTATTGACACTGGAGTTGAGGAAATTGATGATAATGTGAAAGATGAAGGTTATATTCAATCTCTAACTATGGTTGGTGCGGGAATTACCGCAACAGCTTTTACTGGAATTGTAGATGGTGGTGTAAGATTAATCACTGTTACAAATAGAGGAAACGGATACACATCATCTCCAAGAGTGGCTATCTCTTCTGCTCCAGCAGGAGGTCTAACTGCAGTTGGAATTGCAACGCTCATTGGTGGACTGGTTGATTGTAATGGAAATACTGAAAACTATAAAGTTCAGGGAGTTGAAATTGTAAATCCTGGATATGGATATACCGATGCACCATCAGTTGCATTTGTTGGTGGTGGGGGTGCAGGAGCTGCGGCAACAACAACTATTGGTGATGGTGTCATTGGTATAGTTACTTTAACTTCTGGAGGTTCTGGATACGTTGGAGAACCAACGGTAACATTTAGTGGAGCTCCAGGTGCTGGAGTAACAGCAACTGCAAGAGCGCACATAAACACCGCAGGGGTTGTTACTGCAATTTATATTACAAATGCTGGACTTGGTTATACAGAAGCACCAACTATAACAGTTTCTTCTCCATATTTTTCTGGATCAGGAACATATATCTATAATGAAACAGTCGTTGGAAGTATAAGTTCTACCACTGCATTAGTTAAAGAATGGAATTCGGTTGATAATTTACTGAAAGTATCTAATATCTCAGGATCTTTTGTGAATGGTGATGTATTAACTGGTTCTGAATCCGGAGCAACTTATAAAGTAAGAATAATCAATAAGTATAATACAACAGACACATATGCCGAAAACGATACCATTGAATCTGAGGCTGATGCAATTATAGATTTCAGTGAGTCTAATCCTTTTGGAAATCCATAAATAGTATATCGTAATCTCCTGACAAATGTTTGAATATTTTTACCACGAAATATTAAGAAGAACTATTGTTTCGTTTGGTTCTTTGTTTAATGATATTTCAATTAAACATACGGACAATTCAGATTCGGTCGTAAGCACGATCAAAGTTCCTCTTGCATATGGACCAATTCAAAAGTTTTTGGCAAGATTGGAACAAGTTTCTGATTTGAACAAACCAGTTCAAATGTCATTGCCTAGAATGTCATTCGAATTTACTGGATTGACATATGACACTTCAAGAAAGGTAACAACTACTCAAACGTTTTTATCATCTTTAACGTCTGATAAGACTAAACCAAGAAAGTCTTATATGCCTGTTCCATATAATATGTCATTTGAACTTAGCATTATGACTAAGTTAAATGATGATATGCTTCAGATTATCGAGCAAATTATTCCATATTTTCAACCCGCATATACTATGAGTGTTGATCTCGTTGAAACAATTGGAGAAAAAAGAGACATTCCTGTTGTTCTTGAAGGAATATCAATGCAAGATGATTATGAAGGAGATTATTCTACAAGAAGATCTTTAATTTATACTTTAAGATTTACAGCAAAAACATATCTGTTTGGTCCCATCGCAGATGTTTCCAAAGATATTATCGAAAAGGTTTCTGTTGGATATATTGCAGGAGATCGTACAAGCACTCCAACAAGAGAGGTTACTTATTCCGTTGAACCAGTAGCAACTAAGAGTTATACTAACAACGTTGTTACAAACCTTTCTAAGGATGTAACAGATTTATCGACTATTATTGAAGTTAATGATGCATCAACAATTTCTGTTGGTGGAGTAATAGTTATTGATAACGAAAACTTCAGAGTTGCTTCTAAATCTGGAAGTAAAATCACAGTTGAACGTGGATATGATGAAACAACTCCAACATCTCATGTTTCTGGATCCGAAGTCAAATTAATTACCAATGCGGATGCAAATCTAATTCAATTTGGAGATGATTTTGGGTTTAGTGGTTTATTGTAAAGAAACAGTATGAAAATGACAAGAAAATTCGATGATCTTAATGATACATTTAATGTTGCCGGAGATATAGTATCTCGTGAAGTAGAATCTGTTGAAGAAAAGGTAGAATCTATAGCATCAGTTTCTAATGATCTCAAAAAAGATTATGAGTATACTAGAGGCAACTTATATTCAATCATCGAAAAAGGTCAAGAAGCACTCAATGGTATTTTAGAACTTGCACAAGAAAGTGAAATGCCAAGGGCATATGAAGTTGCTGGACAACTAATTAAAAATGTTGCTGATGCGACAGATAAATTAATTGATTTGCAAAAGAAACTAAAAGATATTGATGAGCAAAAAGTCAAAGGACCAACCAATGTTACTAATGCACTTTTTGTTGGTTCTACTGCAGAGTTATCAAAACTATTGAAGAACGGAATTACTGAAGATAATAAATAGTACAAAGGGAGAGAAATCCCGAAGTACTATTGTTACTAATAAGATGTCAAAGGATGAATTACCTTCGATTGAGCAGTTTGTTTCTAATGACAAATTGCCTTCCGTAGATGAATTTTTAACAGAAGAAACAGAGCAAGAATTACCCTCTGTTGAAGATTTTATTGAGAAAGAAGAAGTAATAGACCTAAATGAAGAATCGATTAATGTTTCTGGAGACTTTAACGGAACATTAGTTGTAGGAGATTCTAAAGGTCAAGAAAATCAATCTGAAGGATATCTTATTGCTAAAATTCTTGAGTTAATCTCCGAGGTAAGGAAAGATATTCCGGAGATACCTGAAATAAAATATTATGATGAAGAATTACAAAGACTTTCTGAAATCGTAGATCAAGTAAGATCTGAAATACCAGAAGTAAAATATTACGAAGAAGATATTGAAAGACTTTCTGAAATCGTAGATCAAGTAAGATCTGAGATACCGAAAGTAAAATATTATGATGAAGAGTTAGAAAGACTTTGTGAAATTGTTGATCAAGTAAGATCTGAAATACCTGAAGTAAAATATTACGAAAAGGATATTGAAAGGTTAGAAGAAAATATCCAAGAAGTTAAAAATCAAATCCCCACTTTTCCCAAGTGGGTCAATGAGGTAAATGAAGTTCCCGATTTTTCCTGGATTGGGAAAAATTTTAGTGTAATTGATGATGACTTAATTAAAGTAAATGATAAGATAGAAACTTTAAAAGAAACATTAAAGTTAGATCTTGACTCTTTTATTGAAGAAAATGGGGTAAAGTTCTTTGAAAGTAAGGTTGAAATTCAATCTAATATCAAAGAGATAGATGAAAAATATCAAGAATCAAAGGATAGAATCTGGAAAGAACTTAGAGAATCATCACTCAAAATCTGGGAATACCACAAGGAGTTTAAAGATGATGATCGAAAGTTAAAAAAACAAATTACAAATGAATACAATATTCTCAAAAACAATTTAGAAGAAAAACTAAAAGAATTTAATGAGAATAGTGTAAAAACTGATCAGGTTCTTTTAAA